CCATCAATTGAATGGCAGCCCACACATCCAATTCCTCTTTAGACATATTGGAGAGCAAGATCGAAGAGCTGTTGGTTAAGCTTGAGATCTTTCTCGAAGGATTTAATCTTGCGCACCTTACGAATCTTAGCGCCTTGAAGTGCACCCTGGAAGCCTCCTTGAGTGATAGCTTCTTGAACTCGATTGAAGGTTACCCAGAGATCACTTCCGGCATCTTCTGCTCGTTGAGTCTCTAGAATGTTCTCAAGTACCTCGTCAGAGATCTTAACCTCCTTAGCCTGCTCAGATTCTAGAGCAATACCTTGACGAAGCAAGAAAGCTTTGAAAGCGAGATCCTTCTGCTGCTTCTCAGTCAGCTCGATATTTTTCATAGTGTTGATAACTTCAACCTTCTTAGGCAACTCCTCAACAGCATTAGTAATCAGTCCCTGAAGATCTTCAAACGAGTAGCCCATGTGACGAATCTTAAAGCTAGCAAACTCTTCGTCAGCGATAACCAATCCATTGCTACATACCAATCGATACAAGCCCATCATGAACTTAAACGACTGAGTACCATCGTGAGAGTTAGTTAAGATGATTTGCGGGAAGACATCATCACCTTCATTACCTTTGATAATCAGGTTAGGGTTCTGAAACTTAATCATGTGCTTAGAGAAGACAGAAGTCTTTCCGGCACGACCACGACGTTGAGCAGCTTGAACGGGCTGCCATCCCATCGACATTAAATCTTCGATAACACGGCTCGTAGGAACGTGTACGTACTTGCTCGATACTTTACGAGTAGGAGCATCTAAGAAAGCGAAAGGAACTTCCTTCTTCAGCTGATCGATAGTCATTACCTGGTCAGCGCTGTTGTTTGAGATCATCATATCCATAACATTTACCTTTTTATTATACCTTAAATATAGGAACTAAATTTCAGTTACGCAACTAAACCTCGCTTTTTAGCAGTTAAATAACTAATTACTTTTCCGGAATCATCTAAGTATTTTCTCTTATGCTTGGGAAGCTTTTCATTCTGCTCCTCTAACTCCTCATGTAAACTTTTGAAGTTACCTTTATACTTAATGTCTGTCCGGACCATTCGATTGTATTCGTAGTAGTAGGTAATGATACAATCATCATCTTCTATAACATAAGTACGTTCTGGTTGAACGACGTCTTTGGGTACATAAGCCATATTAGAGTAGGTCGGTTACTTCCTTTAGTAGCTGGAAGGTATCAATTACATCATCATAACGCTCTGCTTCTTCGTAATGATTAAGGCAATTGTTAAGCGCTACTGGCCATTCTGAAAGTGGTAATCCAATCTCAAAGTAGTTATCATCTCCATCAAAGGCTACCTCAAAGAGGTCTGCATTACGCTTCTTAGACTTTACTGCTACTCGGATGCCGGCTGTAATTGCATCAGCTACTTCCAGATTACGTCCTGTGAAGAAGCTTTCAAATTGGTCTGGAGTTTCAAAGTTAAACTGTTTCATACTTCAATAAATGCTAATGAGTTAGTCTTCTTAGCTCTCTTATTAGTTCCGTAGATATAGAGAGGTCCTTCATATAAATAGGTTCGCATAGGTACCCAAGGGTTGCCCTTCTCCGTACGAGTAGGTTCGGTGATGCGTCTAGGTCCATCCCAACTCCGGAAACGTCCAGACGTAACTCGGTACCATTTCTCTCCATCAGAGCTAATCTCTAACACTCCTGCTGTATTAAAAGGGAATAGAATCTTCTCTAAATGTCCTGTCTTCTCAGCCATTATTTGTAAAGCATTTCAAGTCGAGCAGGTATCACCTTACTCATATTACATTTATCACAGCAACGATCTTTCTCATTCTGAGATAGAGGCCAAGGATTGTGACCAAAGTCATCAAGAGGCGCTCCACATAAACTACAATCCACCATAACCTTTATTCTTTTCTTATTCTTCTTCGTCGTTAAAGATAGTGAAAATATCTTTGTCAAGCAACTTTTCCCGAAGTTTATTATTATGTTTATCTTGCTCAAGAAGCTTATCAGCATGCTTCTTTAGAATGTATTGCTTGTTCTTTTCCTGATCTAATTGAGGACGTTGACGTTTGCGTGGTACCTTTTTCATATCTTAATCCATTTCTGATTACTATCTAACCTAAATGAACCAATATGTTCTCTATTCCATTCATCAGGTCCTATCAAAGATAAAAACGGTGCTCCATTATTGCCGACGTAAAGATGATAGGTATCTCCTATCACAGGCTCATAAGCAAACTTTGCAGTATAAACTAATTCATTCCATTGAAACTCCTGAACAAGTCTTCTATACTCTTCTTTCAGTTCTTCAAACTTTGTACTGAGTTGTTTATTGACTTTGTTAACTCCTCTTTGCTTCCAGCCGTCTATATCTTCTGTACGGATTGCCGGAGCACCTACATTACTTGCGTAAGGAAGTAAGCCTGGATTGTCTGCTACATTGTCTGGTTTTTTCATATCCTGGCAATGAATTCGTCTCCTGGACGTTGATTAGTATCTTCCCACAATCCTAGTTCTTTCAAATGGTCGATGTGTGCCTGATCTAATTCCCAATCATGCTCCTGTACTCCATTCTTCTCGATATAGCTTTCCATCTGTGCTACCTGCTCATCAGTCATTGGAGCAGCTCCGTATAAGAAGGAACAATTATAACATAACATCTCAATGTTGTCTAGATTGTAGTTATGCCTATTCTTATCTTTGAAATTTAATATCAAAGGGACTTTGTTGTCAAAGAGCCTAGCTTCATTAAAGCCACATTGCTTACATTCTTCCTTCAAGTAACCCTCCGCAAAGAGTTTCTGTTTGATCTTCTCAGGCTTGAAATGCTCTACTGGGACAGTTCCGTTGATGAGTCCTTCTAGGGGCGGTTCTTTTCCTGTGCTGGAAAGAAACTTAGGAATGCCTTTACCTGCCTGATTGAGATGAGTATCATAAAGAGTTACTCCGTCTTCGGTTGTAAACAGTTTAGCATAAGTCTTGTAATGTGGAAAAGAAACATGAAGGTATCTAGCGGCAGCCTTATTTGACTTAGTCATCCGGATTGCTCGTTCGATATCCTCTCTGGTGAGAATCTTTCTAGGACGTCCTCTCTGTTTCTTGCTCATTATCTTTTTCGTACCATTTAGGATTAGGTAAGCCGGAATAGTAATCCCAATGCTCGTCTTCAATCAGGTTAGCCTTCTCGCTCATCGTAGTCATCTGGGAGTACAAAGCCTTCTTCTTCATCATGGTCAACGTAGCGCACTGCTCGTTCTTTTAAGCTGCCTGTATAGTCGGCTAAAGATGTTGCACTATAGTCCTGAAGTTCAGGCATCTCATCTAGAGGAGAACGCTCACCAAATTCGATAGCAGTAACATACTTGTAGACATCCTCTTCTAAGATTTCAATCTCGTTGTAGGTATGATCTCCTTCTCCTAGAGTTAGAATACGTCCACGCTTAGGAGCAGCATTAGAATGCTCAACACAAGTCACTGCAGTAGGCAATGCCTTAACTCGTAGCGGATTAATCTCCTCACCACATACTTTACAAAACCTTTTTTCCATATTTATTTTTTTCTTTTTCTATCGAAATATACCGCAACACAACCACCTAAAGTACTAAATATTAAAAGGCTTGTTACCCAAATTGTAATTCCTAATTCACTCATTTTTATATGTTGTTTTATAATAAAATTTAATTGAATTTTTGAATAGCGTTCCAGACATCTTCTGGAGTTTTAAAATTGACTTTCTCTTCTTTCTTTCCTACCTGGACAGTTATCGTTCCGTCCCAGTCATCGTCCACTTCTGGAATATCGTTTAGATACATCTGCACTAAGAAGATCTGCTGTTTATTAAAAGCAATCCTCATTAGGTTTTCAATCACCCTGAAGAACTTATCCTCAAAGGAAGTAGTATCAATTCCTATCTCAGTTGCTAGGAAGTCATTACGGTCATTTATCTCTTTGAGTATACCGATAGACTCTATGAATAGCTGTTTATCCATCTGCTCTTTTGACACAGGACGTTCTCTGATCCTATACCGAAGGCGTAGGAACTTCTTGATCTGTGCTCGTATTAAATCTTTCTCATTCATTTACTGATGCCAAATATACGAAGAAAAGCTTTCAGAGGCAACTGTTTTGTTTGTGCAAACTTCTTAGCAGCACTAAGGCGGCTGCTAGCAATGACCGTAGAAATAGCCTCCTGGCTCTTATCAACCCGGCTGTAAAACGAGAACCTTTTCATATGTAATTGATTTTTAGGATTGCAATGCTTGTCTGATAATCTTATCGAGGTACTCAATATAGATAAAGAAGCCAATGATGCTCTTATCTTTTAAGTTACGATCTCTCTCTACTCGCATACCATACTGTCCTAGTCCAGCATCTAATTTATCTCCCAGAGCCATAGCGATATCATTCTGCTCGGTTGGTGATAGAGCTCCAAAGGTAGTAGGTAAGAACTGAACCTTGATACCTTTCTTGTTAGGATCTTCATTCACATCTACTCGAAGGACGAACTTATGTCCTTGATAGTTTACTTTGGTAGCTTCAGAGATGACGTTAGTGATCTCATTAAGTAGTTCTTCTCTTTTCATATTGATCTAAATATACGAACGTAATCCTAATTCTCCAACTGCTCCGGAAAATCTTTATTATAAATAGGAGTTGGTTTTTTCTTTTTGTTAGTCTTGATTGGCTGATATGTCTCAGCTTCCTCTGCGTACTTGTCCAAATCCTGGAGATGAACTTTACCCATGTCTATAAATTAATTAATTGATCTTGATACTCAACCAGACGTTCAACAGTAAGTTCCATATTACCTAACTGGAACTTACCAACAGCCTGGTTTTCTTTTAAAATGTCTGGAAGCATCTGAATATACTGAAAGTCTTCAGAGTTAAACGTCTTACCGTCTAAACGTACAACGATGTCGGATGTATGGCTATTTACAATTCTCTTTGTCAAATCGTAAGCAGTGTTTGGTTGCTCTTGTTGAATATAACTATCAACCTTTTCCTGTAACAGGTCAGTGTAGATTGTATTACACCAAGGCTCTAATACTCTTAGCAATGCTTCAGTACAGTTACTTATTCTAAGATTGATATCGTACTTTGGCGAAACAATTGGCTTCATTAAAGTATCATGCTTTACAAAGTGTCCCCACTTACGAATAAAGTTACGAGTGCTTCTCTCATTCTGCTTCAACCACTCATCAGACTCTTTACCTACTGTTGTGATGGTAGGATTGTATCTAGAACCTCTACAGGTCATATGGTAGACACATCCCTCCCAGGTTTGAATAAATTCTATTCCGTCTAAGAGAAATCGGTTGAAGATGTCTGAGTCTTCTTTTGACTGAGGAGCGTACAGAGGATCATGTCCTCCAATCTTCTGGAAGTCCTCTCTATAGAATGCCCAAGGTGCAAAGATACCTTCCGTTGTTTGGTCCCTAACTGAATCAATATGTTTACTAACCCAGACTAGGAATTCATCCTCAGGAAAGTCTTCTGGCTCTGTTCCAAAGTTACGTAAGACCTTCTCAGGTCCGTCCGGATGTAGAGGAGGTTCGATACGAGTCAGTGATACAATCTTTCTAGGCTCAATATACTTTTCGATAGCATCGATGGCTTGAGGACAAAGATACATATCGGCATGATAGATCATAGCAACGTCTGCTGTAGCTACTTCATTAACCAATCGGTCGTAAAGTATTGTATGACCTAGACGAGTAGGACCTTCATTACGGATGGCTTTGAAGTGAGGATCATTCTCCATTCTCTCCTGACACCACTCCCAGGTACCATCGCTACTAAAGTCATCTGCTACACAGACCTCTACTTCATGGTTACCTTGATTCTTTCTAATAGCTTCATAGGACCATTTTAGGTACTTGAGATTATTTCTTGAGGGTTGTATGAAACTTATTTTCATCCTTCTATTCTTTCAAATGTTCCTAGATTCAGATCATAACCTTTGATCTCTTTCCAGTTTGGTTTAGGTTTAAATATTGCAATCGTCTGAGGAGTATCATCAATCTTCTCAATTACATCGTAGTAATCTAATACACACCAGTAAGGAGAACGCTCACACCAATCGTGAATGACTAACACTCCGTCTTCTTTTAAGAAGCTCAGAGCTTTGTATGCACACAGTCTTCTTGCTCTACCATCGACCAGTATTAAATCAAACTGTTCCTTTGGCAACTCAATTGCATTAATATACTCTGCATAGTCTTCGTATGTAGATTGATGGTAGAAGTTACTGCTTGGCTCTCCGGCAATGAAGTAGAGTGTAGCATTGTCTACCTTCTGCTGTGATAGCATCTCAGATACCTTATTGTACCATTGCTGATTATTCTCTACTGAATAAATTCTTTTAACGAGTTGAGAGAAGTATTGAGTGCTTCCTCCTGATCCCCACTCAAACATTACTGAGTCGATTGTTAGGTGCTTCTCTATCAGCTCTCTTTCTCTATCGTGCATCCATGCTCCGTTCATGACAGGTACGTATGTTTAAATGATTGTTCTGTATAGTATGTTTCATAGAGAGTTCTGGCGCGTTGACTACATTGATTATAAAAGCTCTCATCGTTATGAAGTAGTCCTACTAGCTTTCGGGCTGTAGCTAGATCTCCATCCTCAACAGTTAGCTCAGGATGCAGAATGTATTGAGTGTCTAGTCCTCCATATCCTATACAAGGAATGCCCAAGTAGGCACAGTTAAGAGCAAAGGTTCCTGCAGCATGAGTCCTCATCATATGAATACCTATCTTTCTCTTACTCAATTCTGATATCCATTGGTTCCATTCTAGATAAGGCAGTTGAGTAATTCCTAACTGCTCTTCTCCTTCTTGACGTCTGCCCATCTGTGGGGAGTATATCTCATCAGTAACACTTTTAGCTAACATAAAGGAATCAAAGCCTCCGTACCAGCTCTTGAAGTTGCCTCCTATCATCACTCCTGTTCTTTCTTCCGGAGGAGTAATAGCTCCGATTGGGTCTTCAATCATTAACGATTGTAAAACTCTTACGTCAGGATGGTTAGTTAGCCCTTGATAATATTTACTATCCTGTTGATTGTGTACGTAAATGATATCGGCAGCCATTAAGTTATTAAAGTAGTGCACTTGATTGGCTAGAGGATAGTCTTGAAAGTACCAGAAGGGACCCTCCTGCATGATGCCTACCTTCTTACATTTAGACTTTAAGGCAGGTACGTTTACTTTATCTGGATGGTTCTTAGAATTAATAACAATTCCTAGATCATATTCCTGTTCAGGTACTTGAGTGAAGTTATAATGGTCTGCATTCATTGCTACCATCCAGGCAAACTCTGTACGCATGTTTGTATGCGTACGAGGAATCTTCCCGTTAAAGTTCATCTCAGTAAAGAACGCTATTCTCATTTGCTATAGATATCGAACCAATGCTCAATCATTTCGTCCATCAACGTTTCAAATGTATACTCAGGCTCCCATCCTAGTGAACGGATCTGACTAGAGTCTCCTTTCAGGTACTTTAGCTCTTCCGGACGTAAGAACTTTTGATTCTGTACTACATACTGGTTGTAGTCTAGTCCTAGCTTACCAAATACATACTCGCACATCTCTCTTACTGAATGAGTAACTCCTGTAGCAACTACCCAGTCACCTGGCTCTTCTTGCTGAACGATTAGATGCATTGCACGGACATAATCCTTAGAGTGTCCCCAATCACGATATGCGTCCATATTACCTAGCTCAAGCTTATCCTGCAAGCCTAACTTAATACGAACGGCTGCCTTAACTACTTTGTTAGTTACGAAGTTAGAACCTCTACGAGGTGATTCGTGATTGAATAGGATACCATTTGAGGCATGCATGTTGTATGCATTGCGATAGTTACGTACGATATTATAACCAAACACTTTAGTACAGCCGTAAGGTGATACAGGAGTCATCTTAGTAGTCTCCCTCTGGTATCCATCTTCATCGACTGAGCTACCGAACATCTCTGAGGAGGATGCTTGATAGAACTTAGCATTAGGGCAATTGTTACGAACTGCTTCAAGGATATTAACTACACCTAGAGCATTTGTCATTACTGTGAACTGAGGAATCTCATATGAAATACGTACATGCGATTGTGCTGCAATGTTATATACTTCATCAGGTTGAATATCTCTTAAGAGCTTCTCCAGGCTACTTTGATCTAAAAGGTCTCCGTAGTAGGTAGTAACCTTTCCTTCTAAGTGATTAATTCTAGACTCTTGATGTTCAGGAGTAGAGTTACGACGAATAATCCCATGAACTTCATAACCTAAGCTTACTAAATACTCTGCAAGGTATGAGCCATCTTGTCCGGCAATACCTGTAATGAAAGCTTTCTTCATAATTACTTTTTAAATATATCCATTTGTGTTAAGTCCGGCCAATCTGTTACCACCCATTGACGAGGAGCGGTAGTAGTTGCTTCCGGTAATTTATCTAATCCTTTCTGAGCTACTTCAGGTGTCATGTAGTAATGGTAACCAACTGTATCAATGTTCTGATCTCTCCAAGGAGTGTTTGGTATACGTCCATCATAGGACATCTTCTTAATCGTTGTAGCAGCTTCTTTGTCGTCTGTTAAAAGTATACCTCCTCTACCTAAAGACAAATGCTTCTGGTATTGGAAGCTTACTCCCATAAACGTTCCTGGTATATAACTTCCTAGCTTCCATAGTACTGCGGCATCGATTACCCTATCGGTAACGTAGTAATAGTCCTGCCATTGCTCATCTTTCCAGAAAAGGTCTATGTTGAGTTTGTTGGCTAAGAATGGAATAGAGAGGTAAGTACGCTGAGGTACTCTAATATGATCAGCCTCTGTATAACGGAGAGCTAATTCAATACCATGGGTACAGCTATCAACAGCGATAGCATAAGGTGCACCGAAGAACTCTGCTACCTTATTCTCAAACTGTGTTACTACTTCAAAGCTCATTTTGTAGCTTGTACGTTTAAACTAATTAGTGTTCCGTTTACTTTATCCATATGAGGAATGTATGCCTGAGAGTGATCATCGAATAGAGCATGCTCTGTATCTTCCCAGTCGTACGTTTCTATATTACTAAATGTAAGAACTTTTAATAAGGATTCCAACTCCTGGAGGTCATAAGTTGTCTTATGGTAGATTGTTTGTTCACCCATAGGCATCTTTCCGTACAGAGGCCCTAAGAACTTGGATAGTGGGTATCCTTTCTCAAGGTATAGCTTAACCATTGCCTCAAAGTTAGGTACAGCTAATCTAATTACACCTCCTGGTTTTAGTTTACTATGCCATTTGGTTAGAAGCTCTTTAGCTTCTTCTCTATCAAAGTACTCAAGAACGTGACTAGCGTAGATAAGGTCTACGGAGTTGTCTTCATACGGGAGGTTAACAATGTCTTTAGAATTAAGATGAGGATAATCTCCTCCATCAATATGAACCCAATCAGGTCCAAAGTCTCTCCAGCCGCAACCTAAATTTAACTTTAACATTATTTCTCTATTTTTAAAATGAATTGTCTATTTTGTACTAAACCTGATTTAATTTGGTCTTTATGTTCATTCACGAACTGATCTAACGCTCGATGAATATCGTTACCGTTATCAAAATCATCTCCGGTTATGTACCCTCCTGATTTAACTAACTGGTAGCTTATATTAAGATCTTCTAGCACAGCTTCGTAACTATGGTCACCATCTATGTATGTCCAATCTAAGCTATTAGGTTCAATATGACTTAGTAAGTTTGTGCTAAGGTCTCTTATCACCTGTACATTTGGACTGCTCCTAAACATTCCTACTACATCGTTGTAGATGCCATCCATATCTTCCTGAGAGGTAGCTTGAGTTCCTCCGTACCATCTATCTGGATGCTGAGGTGTAAACAGCCAAGGGTCACATAAGTATAGTACTGCTGGAGAGATTTTACTGTTAATGGTTTTAGAGAACTCTCCTTTCCATACTCCAATCTCTACTCCTCTGCTTTGTGGAGGGAAGTAATCTAATACAAAACTCTTATCTAACATTGAAACTTCTTCTTAAAGAATTAAAATCTATTCTATCAATATGCATCCGTTGAGCATCTTCCCACTTGTACATGAGGTTCTTCAAAGGCGTACAGATGATTGTACCTCTGTTAAAATAGCTTGCCATTATAGAGAAGCTACTCTGACCTGTGATGAGTATATCTGCAGCACACATATGGTGAAATGCTTCTAGATCAGAGCCTCCAAGCTGTAGTGTTACATTCTCTCTTACAAGTACTTTAAAATCTTCAGGCTGTCCTTCAGAGAAGATATGAATGTCTAATAGTTCTAATCCTAGCTCTGAGTTAAACTTATCGATAATGCCGGCGTAGTAATCTAGATCCAACCATCGGTCTGGGTTCTTACTTGCATTAATATCTCCTCTACGGATATGAATAGCGATAGATACTTTACTGCCATCGTACTTCAAGTCAATACCTCTATCCAAGCTCCAGTATGCTTGCTGAAGCTCTTCTACTACCTTAGAGTAGTACTGAGTAAGTAGTCCAGGAAATGGATTATGCCCTAACTTAAATAATGTTTCATCTGGACTACTCTCTATTACTTCTCTTATACGCTCTATACTTTGATAGTAGTGTATGTGATCTAGTTCATCGTTGTGACATAGCTCAGGAGTACCTAACTCAACAACTGATGTGTTACTAATCTGATCAGTTGAACGATAAGCAGTATGTAGGTTTAAGAATGCTTCATACCTCTCTGCATCTTCTGTAAAAGGACTGTACACGTACTCTAAGTCAAATAACTTACTGAGGTATAGTCCTGTAATCCAATTATGGAACTTATGTCCTGAGCTACTTCGACCTGCGTCTGGGTCTGTGAAGTGTATAGGTGCTGACTGAATATACTTCATAATGTCTTACCTGTATGAATGACTCTGTGAATAGTATCCCAGATGTTATATTTGTTTAGTATCAAATCCTTTGCTTCAAATAGAGCGGAGTAGTCTAGCTGCTCTACTGGAATGCTTGTGATGTCTCTTACTTGAGCGATTACATCTTTGTCTAGATCAATTGTGAAGTAACTTCCTTTAGGAAAGAATCTATCGATCTGTTTACATCCTACATAGATAGGAAACGTATTACATAGTACAGGGTCGCAGAACTTCTCTGAGAAGTATAAGTCTGTTTGTCCGTTCTCAATAGCTAAATTAAATCGATAAGGAATTAATCCATCTGTCTTATCTCTAGCTGGAAGCTCTCCTAAATACTTCTCATCTGTATAGCGAGTAGTCTTTCCGTAGATATGTAAATCAATACTGGAAGCATGAAGCTTATCAACTACTTCAACTCTCTTATTATGTCCGCTTACTCCTAACTTACCGGAGTCAATAATGCTTAGTAGGTGAGGCTTATCTGTAGACGTATTAGAGAGTATCTCATCATAGGTTCGATTCACCCACCAGGTCTGAGGCATATGGCTGTTTCCTTTCTCGTGATGAAAGTTATATGCTGCCTGAGGTATATCATGGAAGTAGATATGTCTTGGCTCTCTTCCAAAGAAGATTAATTTACTTGCGTGGTATTTTCCATCTGTCTTGTCTTGAGCTACTTCATAAGTGGCTTGATCAATATCGTCTACAGCAATAAGGTTCTTCCATACTCCACTACTGCCTGGTGTCTGTTTACTAAACAGTTCAGTTAGTTCTTTGGAAGGTAGGAAGTAGTTATGAAAGTAAACTTTGTAGAGAGTGTCGAAGTTCTGAGTTAGAAAGTTATATAGGATGTGTCCTAGTTTAACCTGATCTCTTCTCTGAGAGTCAAAGTCGATCTCTATTCCTTTAAACTGTGCTCTGGTATGATGGTAGTTTCTTTTTAGAGAGTCTATCGCTCTTCTGTAATCACCGTCTGTGATCTTATCGCTAAACCATTTATCAATTCTAAAAGAATCTTCTAAGCCTTCCTCTCTGTCTACGTATACGATCTTATACTCTTCACCTTCAGGCATATTAGCAATCCAATACTTTAACGTGCCAATGAATCGAGGATCTTTAATAAAGACTGTCTTACCTTTGAGAGGTGCTAAAAAGTCTTTGATGAGAGTATTAAGGTTGTCATCAAGAACTTCTGGGAGGTCTTTATGATTGAAGTATATCTCTGCATTAGAGTAATGTGAAAGTATTTGATTGTTAAGCATGTTAACAAAGTAAGACTCTTTGATGTCATACTCCCTAGTAAGCCCTTTAGTTGTAGCTACCCTATCAACAATACTCTCACAGCCTATCTCCTCTAGCATAGAAGCTATTAAAGATGTTCCTGATTTATATAATCCAACAACGAATACTATCATAACTTCTGATAAACTCTACCCTCTCTAATTCTTTGTTCGGTTTGCTTTTGCTCTTCTGTTCTTAGTCTTCCTTCGTTCTGTAGCTCTTGGTCTCGATTAAGTACATAGAGTACTTCTGGACATCTAAAGATACGGTCTTTGCCAGCCATCTCTACCATCGGTAAGCATAGAGCATGATCCCATGCTGCTGCAAAGATCTCTCCTGTAGCAGGATCAATTAGGTCTTCCCTCTCTATCTTATTAAGTAGCCAGTACTTATAAGTCTTTAGGTGTGAGTAAGGAAAATCATATTGACGATGTAGGTTCTGCTTATCTACTTCTGGATGTATATCTGCCTGGAAGTGACCTCCTAACTGAGCTGTAGGCCACATCTGGTATTGTCCAAAGGTCATCCAAATGTGTTCGTTCTGGTATACTTCATTTAGGTATTGAAGTACAAAGCTACTTGAGAGCCAATCATCTCCATCTACTTCGACAATAATGTCTTCATCCTGTATCAGGTTATTACTCTCTAAGTAGTTCAATGCATACATAAATGCCTTACCTTGACTTCCGTTATCTTTATTTTTAATAGCCAGGAAGCGATCATCAGCAAAGCCTAAATGAGTTAGGGTACTGTAAGTAGTATCTTTTGAATTATCATCAACGTAAACAAAGAGAGCATTTTTATACGATTGGAATCTATTCATATGAATATTCATCCTAATGTACGGCTCTACATTGTAACATGTAGTGATAATAACAAACCTATTGTCCATCTAAGAATGTTTTATCTAATGCCTGACCTTCGTAAGGACCTGTCTTGTATTCGTACACTAAAGTATTATCTTCTAGGATTGTATAGGTATGTCCTCCTTCTAAAGTAAATGAAGCATCACCTGGGTATAAGGTAGGTTCAGCAATTACTTCATCATCTATATCAAAGAAGGTACAACGTACACTCCCCTGTACTACTATCCAGCTTTCTTGAGCAATCACATTACGGGTACGCTCTTTCCAGATATGCTTATGTGGCCTAAAGGTCTTACCTTCTTCCATATTAAGAAGTGCACATTGGATAAAATGATCTTCTGGTACAACCTCTACACGTCCTGGGGTTAGATCTTCTTTACGTACAATGATGTGTAAAAGCTTATTAGTATCTACTTTTGAATAAATCTTTTCCATTATAAAGTATCGTAATAGTTATTTTGTCTTTCTTGTCTCTCAATATCTTTAGGATGATACAAAGCCCATTCTTCTTCCATAGGCAGGTAAGCAAACTGCTTATGTCCTTCAATCACTTCATGTACTTTATTCTTCCATCTAATCTCAGGACTCCTCTTATAGACTCTAGTCTGGAAGTCAGGCCAATTGACCCAATTGTTCTCATCAACTCTCCAGCCCCATTTCTGAATATGCTCTTGAGTCAATCCTTGTACTGTGTTAACTCTAGGTACAGCATATAGTTCTACAGCTGAGTTGTGTTCTAGTACTGTGGGTAAGTTTTTAATCAAAGAAGCATGAGGCATCTCATCTGCATCGATCTGAAAGATATATTGACCTAAACAAGCTTCTGTAAGAGCATTTTTCATATTAGCAAAGTGCCCATCGAAGTGGTATCCAATCCATCTAAAAGAAACTTTGTTAACACTTCTGGCTCTTAGAAAATCTTCAACTGATTTAGAGCCATTATTTGTATCATAGAAAATAATTATCTCATCCTGCTCTCTCTTGTTCTCAAGTAGAAAGTCCAACAGGCGATGTAGCTCTATAAGCTCATTACATACCGTAATTGCATAACTTATTTTCATAACAATTCAAAAAATCCAATCACTTCTAAAGCGTCCATAAAGTCTCGTTCAGCAAAATGCTGTACGTTCTGCATATCCATTCTATGAGTTTGGTTCTCACTTAACTTCTTATCGCCTTCTTGAAGTGGTACTGCTCTAACAGCAGCCCATTTCCAATCTGTTGCTGATGTTCCATCTAGAAATACCATACCTCTGTTAGGTAAAGTAATTGTAGAAGGTACCCAGATACATCCATCGGCATCTGTATACATAAGGTCTTTATACAATTCAGGTGATGATTCTAAGATAGCTTTAATAGGCTCTGAGTTTTCAATCATTACTGTTGAGGTAGTAAAGCCACAGCCCATACAGAGCCAAGTCTTAACCTCTTCACTTACCTGCTGTTCGTAGCAGGCATTCGATCCACAGCGCTTACAAATAGTTAACTGTTCCATTTTAAATCTTTTGTAGTTTAGGAAGTGAAAGTGTTGGTAGTTTTAACTCTACCTGTTGAGCAAATGCCGGGAGACTCTTTGATAGAATTGAATCTAATTGCTCTACCATATTATCAAAGCTAAAGTTATTACGTGACTTATATCCTTGACGTTTAGCTAGCTCTGAGTACTTCTTATAGTCTTCGAATACGTTACGTAGAGCTAATCCTGCTTCACTATCTGCAGGAGTAAACCATTGTGCCTCTGCCAAGATCATATTCTTAACTACTGCACTTGGGTGTACATTCGTTAATGAACCTCCTACTAGAGTAGTAAATTCTCTATCTAAGAAGTCAATATGTCCTGACCATCCTGTGGCTATGATAGGTTTGTTAACCAGACTGAACTCTAATAGAGGACGTCCAAAGCCTTCACCCTTAGTAAAGCTAACCATAGCTTTTACCTTCTTGTGGTTGTATAGTTCGTTAACTTCTTGATCAGACATCTCTCCGTGAAGTACGTAGATGTTTGGTAGAGTGCCGCTAACAGTACTTCTAATCTCATCTATCTTTTTTAAGATCTGATCTCTGTCTAAGATGGAAGCGTTAGCTGATTGAGTCTTTACAATAAGAGCTGGTTGTTTCTTTTTATTTTTAAATACTTCTAAGAAGGCTTTGATCATATAGCCAACATTCTTTCTGTCTTGTGCAAAGTCTCCTTGCAACCAATGTCCTACAAATAAGAAAGCAAAGTCTTCTTCAACACCAGATAGGTTAAAGTTAGAAGGAGTGATAAAGTACTTTTCTAAGTCTGCTCCTTCAAGCAGTACCTCGATAGGCTTCTGTAATTCTACTGTACCTTTTACCTGTCCACCTTCTTCGACATTAAACTTAGAGCGCTGAAAGGTCTCCTTAGCATGATTAGAAGAGACTAGATTAAGATTCATTCTATTCAGTCCTTCAATCCAACTAGGGTCACAGATCGTAGTCTCAATACCAGCAGTAACTCCGATGTTATATTCACCTACAGGCTGGAATTCATTAGGTACAGTTACCTGTATCCATACTTGAGGCTTTGATGTAAGGTTAGGTATAACAAGTGACAGTAACTCTACTTCGTTATGGTCCTTTAAGTAACCAAAGCGAGTATTACCCCAGCGCTGGCTTAGAATCTTTACATCGTACTTACCTGTCTTTAAAAGAGCTTTAACCAAGTCTCTGCTTCTTGCTCCATAACCGCTGTACGTATCAACCGGACAGCTTATTGTAACATTTATCTTACTCATTAGTATACCATTGCGTGTTTAACATATCTTGCTGGTAGAGTTTCTACCTTGATAAGGTCGTACTTAGAACGTGGCACAAAGCTTTCAAACGTCTCTTCGATACATTGAGCGATATTTGCTCCCATTGCATCAGCTGTCATCTTAGCTTCATCTGAACGTACCCAGTCATGACCTAGCATACCTCTACGATCTCTTTCTTCTTTAGGTAGCTCATATATTTCTTGAATAGCTTGAGCTACATCTCTAAAGTCACATCTGTCATCGTGGATGTATGGAGTAGGTACTGAACCTACTAGCGAGATATTAGAAGGGAAGACAGGTACTGCCCACTCACCATGCTCTAAGTAAGTAGCCATATGATTAGAAGGTACCTCTGGATTAGGTGTATACCACTCTCCATCATCGTCTATAAACCTCATCTGGTCTTGCATACCTCCGGTAACGTTACCGATGATCATAGTACCAGCAGTCATTGACTCAGTTAGAGATAGGCCCCATCCTTCATTAGAAGAGATCAACATCGTAACATCAGCCATATTGTAGAGCCAGTTCATCTGCTCTGCTCCTAGTTTGTTCTGAGAGAAGAATACATTTACGTAGCTTGGGTCGCAGATAGCTTCCCTAACAGCATATAGGTCTGTACCATTCTGATCTACTGCTTGTGTATGCATTACTAGTGCACACTTCTTAGCCTTCTCTGGTCCGATCTGATCACAGAACTGTCTGTAAGAAAGAATAACATCCCCCGGGGACTTACGACGGATGTTTCTAGAGTTCCAGAAGACAACGAATTCAATATCTCTTCCTTCAAAGATACTATTTCTAAACTCTAAGTACTTAGCATACTGGTCAGAGTCTTTTGTGACTGGTGAGAAGAAGTCTGTATTGATGCCGTGAGGTACATACTTAATAAGTTTACCTTTAGCTTTTTCATCTAATACCATTCTATTAATGTTAACAGTCTGTTTAGAGATACCCATCAATAGATCACAACACTCGTAGAAGCTCTTATTGTAAAGAGGAGTAGGGTAATCATCCCAAATGTTTAGATATAGAAGAGGAATAGTCTGTCTAATCTCTCTTTCAATATCATACAACCAAGTCCAGTATCTAGGATCAGTAAAGTGTAGAATAGCATCTGGTTTCTCTACTCTAATAAGTTCCCTAACAATATCAGCAGTACCGTAACCTGACGTAGCATATAGCTTAACGTACGAGTCTTCGATACCTACTTGCTTGTTAACATCTGCCGATAGGTCGAATGCTTTCTTATCATCTGGGTGGTTCATTGCTCCTCCTAGGTTAACCCAGTTGAAGTGATGTGAGGTTTGTATTACTATCTCTCTGGACATCGTAGCGATGCCGGAGTGTAGTCTCATATCATCTGATAACAGAAGGATCTTCTTTCGATCTTCTTTTTTAACGTAACTTAATTTGCTGTTCATTTATTTGATACTTATATCATTTTGATTGTGTACCTTCTCTCGGAATCTATCATCTGTAAGATAGAGAAAAATTGCTCGATCGGCAAGCTTTTGAAAAGAAAATTTGTGACGTACGCACTGAATCTTAAACTGCTCAAATAACTCTTGCTCAACCCTTACACTGGTTAGCTTCTTTTCGTTCATAGCCTTTAGTATTATATATGTATATATAAATATCTAAAAATCTACTTTACTGCTACATTACACAGAGGATTTTCTTTAAAGGGACAGAACATACAATTACTCTTTGAAGGCTGTTTAGGATACTCTCTCTCAAGATAGTTTCCGTTGTCGTCAAAGGCTTGTGCTACAAAGCTGTTAACCTTCTCCATTGCCTTCTTTCGTTTAATCTTTCCGGAAGCAGGCTTGAACTCCTGAACTCGTTTAGGCATAAAGTCGCCTCCGTAAAGCTTTCGACGTACAATAAAGTACTCAACGTCTATATTCTCTACGTCAGTATTGAATTGCTGAGCAAAGTACTCTTTGTAGAGAAGTATCTGAGATACTTTAGTCTCGTCTTTCTTCTCATAATCGCTCCATCCTTTAGTAGATGTCTTGATGTCTAAGATTAAATACTTACCTGTAAAGCTATTATATAATACTAAGTCGATGAAACCTTTGAATATAACTCCAGGCTTTACCTCTTGAAGGATAGGTACTTCAATACCTGCTAAGTAAGTATTCTTTGTACTGAAGTAGATAGCTCGTTTCTTCTTGAGGTAGTTTAAGATCTCTACTCCATCCTGATGGAACTCTTGAAGTGTTTGAGGAGTAGTGAAGTCTTCGTTGCTGTTATTGTAACGCTCCTTCTTATAAGTCTTCCTCATTCTATCTAAGAGTAGCTCAGATAGGTCCATCTCATTAGCTGCTTTAACTGTTTGATTATAGAGTACATCTAACCACTCCTGTACCGTCTCATGAAGAGCAGTACCAAAGACTGTATGAATAGAAGGCTTATATGGAGCTAACTTCTTAGGGTAAGTTAGGTACCATTTGTATTGACAGCTATCGTAAAGTAGAATCTGACTAAAAGAGATATTCTTCTCTGTACCGTAGTCAATCTTTCTTGCTTTATACTCCTGTACTACTGTAACCTCCTTAGGGAGTTTTTTAGCCATAACTTATTTTTTCCACAATCCTCTATCCACCAACTGGCAGATGATTGCGTAGTTGCAGATGTCCTGAAAGGTATCTGATAGAGTTTCGTTCTGTACTTCTCGATTGTTGATGATTAGGTTCTTCCAGCGATTGATCTTATCGCTCATTCGATACCAAAGCCCTGTAAGAGCAAAAGACCTTTCTTCTTTACTGCTAAGACTAGTACCAGCAGTAATGTTATGCATACCGTAGTCAAGATGCTTCTTAGCAAATAACTCCATTTGCTCTTCCATGACAGCCATGTAGCCAGCATGAATGGTAGGATATTCTTTCTTGAGGATTTCGGTAGCACTTGGGCCGTACTTAACTATTTCTTCTGACATATAACTTAATCGTTTGTTTGATTCTTTTTATTAGCAAAACCTTTTACTGTCTGCTCTTCTCGATCTAGTCGCTCTTCAATAGCTTCTAAACGTCCGGCAATGGCAGATAAAGCTTCATTGATATCTTCTACAATAATGCTATCGTTCTGTTCTAGTTGAGCAATCTGATCGATTGATACTTTAGGAGTATCTGTCTTAGTCTTTGTACCTCGCAATAGCAAGATAGTTAGCATCACGATAGGTGCTACTAGAATAGTAAAAACAAATAAAGCAGTAAGGGTCTGTAGGATGTGTATCATATACCGTATCTATTATATTTACTATAAGATACGAAATATAATTTAAACGAGCAACTTAGCTTCTATCTCCTTTGTGTAGATCGATCTTATCTAGGATCTTATTAAGGTCAGCGCTTTTGATGATACCTACCATTGAGGCATTCTTTAATGCGCTAAGTAATTGAAGTATAATGAAAGGTACGATGATTGTTTCTGATAGCCAGTTTGTTCCAGCAAAGCCTTTTTCTACCATTAACACAACTGTTAAGAAAGCTACCCACGTTACTGCTCTCTGTAATACTCTTACAGCCTTTCTTGTTTGAAAACCTTCTCTTTTAATACCTGCGGCGATGCCGAAGAACCCATCGATAAATACAACTGCTATTAGAGCTAAATATTGTTCGGCATTGCTCATTGTGAGCTCCATAAAGTAGGTGCACATAAAGGTTAAAGCTGTAAGTATTGATAGGAATACGGTACTTGTTTTCATTTTAAAGGCTTATTAACATGTCTAATAGTTCTGGTTGAGGGAACATATCAAACTTATCTGTTCTGGTATTGGTATGTGTCCATAAGCCTTTTACTTTACCGTAATAAGCATCTTCGTTAAACTCAAATGCTGCGGCACCTTTCTGTTTAATAAGTGCAGGTAAGCCGGCTCTAACATCGATACCGTCTCTTTTAGCTATAAAAAGAATCCATTTTTTAAGAACTTCAATTTGCTTATCAGAGTAGCGGTGCCAAGTTTTATGGCCTTTAAATGCTTGTGGCAGGGTTACAATTTGTGACGGGTCTACAGTCGCTCCTGCGTATGTTTTTCCGTCTTTAACGTACCCAAAGTTACATACCTCGATACCAACAGAGTTGATATGCATTTTTTGAGAACCGTTCTTACCTAAATGATATCCCCAGTTACCTGCCGGGAAGGCTTGTACTAGTTCACCATCATATTGATCATCATTTCCTTTACAAGAAGGTCCTCCTAGTACAAATTCTGTAGAGATTGGACCGTTCTTATCAGCATCCCAAGCTTTAATAGTGTTGTAAGGGTTGTGCCAGCCTGCTGTGTGGTGTAGGAATAACCATTCAGCTTTGATAGGACCTTTCTTATATTCGTCAGCAGGCATAAAATATTCTACTATCTGTAGATCATCTACCTTGTAAGGTTTTTTTGTATATAGACCTGAAGCGTTTTCTGGGATGGCAGAGGAGGTGCTGTTATCAGTATCTAGTAGTCCCATCTTACCTAGTGTTCCGTTGCCAACTATACCGTCGGCAGTTAGTCCGTTGGCTGCTTGCCACTTCTTAACAGCCTCAGCTGTAGCAGGGCCGAAGATACCATCTGCGGGGACGCCAATAACTTCTTGTACGTCTTTTACAAGCTCACCTTTTGAACCAACCTTTAGTACCATATTTACTCTTCGTCTTTTTTAGTAAAAATTTTAGTAACACCGTCGATGCCAAATGAGCCAAGAACAATAATTACAAAAGAATTAAAGATTGTATCAGAGATTACTAAATCAATACCCATAATACCTGTCACAATGTCAGCTGCAGCGAAGATCGCCATGATCGCGAAAGATGCAAATCCTACAATATTCTTTTCGTTGTAGGTGTTATCGTCTTTAAAGATGTCTGAGAACGCCATAAAGTTTCTTTTAAAGTAATTTAACATACCGCAACAAGTTTTAGTAGAACAATCTTTGATATAAATATGTCTTAGAACTTGTTACTTAGTAGGTCCTCTATAGCCTCTTGTATTTCTTCTGGGTCTAGTTCTAGTTCAAGCATAATGTTACCTCTCCACATATCTTCCTTAGTACCGTTGTTAAATAAGATAACTGTAGGAAGTGCTCTGATTTTGTATTTATCTTTTAAAGCTGGGTACTTTTCAATATCAACTCTGTAATATTTACAGTCTTTAATTTTATTCCAATCCTTGTAGGAGTTCGCAAAAGGTGCTGTAAATTCTACTACCACTACTCCTGTATTGATTGAAGATTCAAAATTGCTTGTAGTTAAATACTTTGGGGCAGTTGTTTTAGATTGTCCAAAAACAGCTGTGGAGAGTACAACTAACATTATTAATAATAACTTTTTCATCGTCCTTCAAATAATCTATCTTCAATTTTATCTAACTGCTTTTTAATCTCCTCAACGTCATCTTGAGTGTTCATGATTGTTTCTCTGATCATTTGATCTTTTAGATCATACTCAGTACGTGTGATGTTAGGAGCTGGTAATTCTTTTGCTTCTTGAATATCAGCTTGAAGTGCATACCACATACCTACTACAGTAGCAATACCTACACCGATGCCGGCTAGTGTTTTAATAGATACTGTGAAGCCTGTTTCTTCGTTTAACTCTCTAGCCATCTTATCTAAATTGGTAGTTAATACCTCCTTTTATCATGTACAAATTTCTATTCCAATATTGCTGCTTACTACCTTCAATATAAATGCCAAGCTGTTTGGTTAACCACCAGCCTGATACAAAACCGGCTTGGTAGTCAATCCAGCCTGGGTTTGCTATTCCATAAAAATAAGCAGTGTCGCCGTATGCTTGCTGATTAAAAGGTAGTATGCTTCCCCAAGCATGTAACCAGAATTTATCTGATGTATGGTAGAAGTCTAAGCCTACAACTGGTGAGATTGTTCCCATAACTCCTATAGAATCTAACATCATATCATTGTAATCGCCAGCAATATCGTCCCACATTAATCTTCTAAACTCCCAGTCGGACAGCGCTATTGTATCACCTGTTGCATTATTTCTCCAGTGGTACTCAGTATATGTAGTTCCGTCTCCGTATTCAACATTAACAGAGTAGTCTGAATAACCGGCGTCGTATGCTAGAGAAAGCCAAGAGCCTCCGTCTTCTAGGAAAGCTTTAATAGGAGCAATGCCGTAGTACATATGATCTCTTAAGTTAACTCCTAAAGAGAGGTTTAATTTACTCCCGACAGGCTGTCTATATCTTAAATCAGTTGAAGTATAGTTTAAGTTAACAAATCCATTATCAAAGTGCTCTACTTTAGCGATGTAGTGTTTTCCTAAATACCTTAAAAAATAATTATTATTTGTATATACTTGTCCAATTTGTCTGTTAAGTTCACTATGGAGTAAGTATTCCCATCCGTTAACTGCTCCAATATTAGTTGATGTTGAAATGTTCTTTTCACTCCCGTCATAAAATATAGTAGGTCTATTTTCATACTTAAACCTGGCGATCTTACGAATACCTAAGGAGTAAGTATAATTGAAAGGATTCTGATTCTCTACCGGCTGTGGCTGTAACCACCATTCTCTTGGAATAAACCAGTCCCCATAAGCATCTTGTACAGGCTGTGAGACAAATGCTGTTCCATATACAGTTGAATACTTAAAAAATTCTTTTACTTGGGCTGAAGTATTTAAGCTTATACTGAGAGCTAATAAGAAGATTATTTTTTTCATGTATGTGCTTTTATAATAAATAGAAACAGGAAAAGGGACACGTGGTCCCTATTCTAATTTATTCTTTCTTTAAACTTACTCCTCTTCTTCTGAGTGGTCGTTGTAGATGGATTCTTGAATACCGTCATACAGCCAAACAGGCTCGTTGAAGTGAATACTAATCAGTGGCTGATTCATTTCCCAGGTCTTTAACTTCTTTTGGTAAAAATTCTGTATTGATATGTCCGCAAGCGGTACATGCAAAGACTGGGATAGGAAGATAAGAAGTCTGACCTGTTCCTGTTAGAAGGCCAGATACTTTACGGATATGTAGAGCTTGCTCAAAATACAAGTGTCCGCATTCATCACACGATACTGGTGATGTTTGATCTAAACTTACGTTTAAGTTCTGATTCATTTCTTAGCTGCTGGCTTACGATTGTTGTTACGGCGACGAGTAGGCTTCTTAGGAGCTTCTACTACTTCAGCTTTAGGAGCAGGAGCAGCAGCTGGTTTGTTAGCTGGCTTTCTGTTAGCAGGCTTACGTCCTTTTCTAGGAGCACCTTTTGCAGCAGCAACTACATCCTTAGATTGCTTAGCAACCTCTTTAGCAGCTTCAAGTACATCTCTAGTCTCCTCAGCAACTCTTTTAGCACGAGCTCTGATAACTTCGATGTCTTCTTTTACTTCTTCTACAACTTCGACTACTTTTTCATCAACGGTTGTTTGATCCATTAACCAAGACCAACCTCTTTTAACTGATGAGGATAACCAATTCCAAAAACGTTTTAACATGACTTAATTTAATTTAATGTTCTTTTATATAAATATATACTGATTACCTTTTAATAAGGTTTATCATCATATTTCTCATGAAGGAAGTGATAGAACTCTAAAACAGTCTCACCGTCAAAGCTCTCTAAGTGTAGCATAATCTCATCTCGGTTCATATCAAAGATACGTCCTACGTACTTGTAGAAGCCTTCTAAGCGGCGGTTCTCTTCCTTCTCATGATCTTCTAAGAGACGTTTACGGCGAGCTAGATCTATAGCACACGTCTCTAAAAACTTCTGCCAGTCACCCTGAAGTTCAAACCACTTACGGCGTAGACGATGCTCTACTAACTGAGCTTCAAACTTATAAGGAGCAGGATCAAAGTCTCCGTTCTCAACTCGCTCTAGAGGAGAAGCCTTACCGGTCAATGGACGAGTCTTAGGAGTATAACTCTTCCACCACATGAACCTATTATAAGGCATCTTGAAGTAGTTCTTCTTAAAGAATGACTCTAACCACTCTTCGGTATGGATCGGCTTGTATGGACAAGGATCATTCTCGGCGTACTGCATAACATTTCCCATATCTAAATATATGAAAATATTAGCAAGTATGCAACTTATCTTAGGAGAGTTACGTTAAAACTATACTGTTCTATAATGTCTTTGTATGAGATAAAAAGCACTCCAAAGTATACTCCGTCTGAAAGATCTCCTCCATTCCAATCGTTCTTGTAGTCTCCGTTCTCATATACGACAGTACCCCATCTATTCATAACAACTAGCTCTCTATACTGCCAATCCATTAAGTTTTCAATAATAAACAAATCGTTTTTATTATCACCATTTGGAGTCATCACATTCGGAATAACTACAGGCTTAGGATCAGGACTTACAGGGTCTGGTTCTAATTCTTGATCAATCGGACCAATAGGGTCGGGAGGTGGAGGTGGCGGGCAATCATCTACAATAAGAACTATCGTATCAAATTCAGCCATAGGCAGACCGCACTTATTGATTAATGTATTACCATCGTTACCTTTCTTAGAATAGAGGTAGTATCTGCCGTCCATACCAAAACTAAAAGGTACGTGTAGTGTTAGTGAATCTGTCTCAGCATTGACATCGCAATTGGCTTCGATAGCTGTAATAGCTCTAGGCTGTCCATCAGGTCCGGTCATTCTAAAGTCTTGTTCATTGACTGAGTAGCAGTCTAAAGCGATATGGAACTTTAGAGTTATGACTGTATCAGAGCAGCTAGCTTTAAGGAAAGGTAGACCTGTTAGAGTATCAAGAGGGTAGGTTGTATCATCATATTGTACACCCTGCATGGCAATAGTATTACAGTTAGGAGAGATACTAATCATCATATCTCTAGAAGCTGTTCCTACCTTATACCAGTATCCCCATAACGTATCAAATCTATATTCTTCTACTAGCACTGATAGTATATCAATCTCAGTAGCGGTGGGTAGAAAAGAAATCAGACCACTAACAGGGTCGATATTAAAATACGTAGAAGTAACTGGCTGTTGTGAAGTCCAGCCTGCTAGAAAAGGAATGTCAGTCTGGTTAGGGTAGGCATTCTGTCTGCAGTTGATAAGAGAATAAACTACTGAGTCTCCATCCTCTTCGATGGCTGTTTGTTTCCAGTTAAAAGAATTACCAACACAGAAAGCTCTTACAGGCTCACTAACAAAGACCGGTGAGGAGTTTTGACCTTGAGAAGCATTATCTAACTCAGCATCAAAATAAAATCCTGCTCCAGATGATCCTGCTATGTTTGTAATACCTCCAGGTCTGCAGCAGTTCTGATACCAGAATCTAAATGAGTTACAGTTACCGGGCAGTATAACATACCCTACGTACATATAAACTTCTAGAGTCTTAGTTGCAGAGCTAGGAGTTACACAATCAAATAACGTAGGAGATACTATTCCTGATCCAGGCACTAGCGTAACCGGTACGTTGATGTTTGAGTAACAGCCTGAGCTTACTGTTACGTTTTCAGTGGTTGGCATTCCAATACCGGTAACGTCTCTATAGATACGCAAGATCACTTTGTAGTGTCTTGCTGTACCTGTCGAGTCGCCAATATAACGATATTGAATATCACCTCCGGAAAGGTGTGACCCGTATAAGATTGTCGATGCAATAAATGCTAGTAGGGTAAATAACTTCTTCATAGATATAAATATAAAAAAAGGGTGACTAAAAAGCCACCCTCTCTTTAAATAAACTTTTACGTAACTTAGAAGTTATACTTCAAGCTAGCGTTCCAAGTACGGCCAAAGCCAAACCATACTGAGTTACGAACGTCGATACCGTTCCAGGTAACAGAGTTCTCATCAGCGTGGATGTTTGTCTCAGACTCAGAGATGTAAGTAGCATCAAGCAAGTTGTTGATGTTTACTCTCAAAGACCACTTCTCACCTAAGCGAGTAGTAAGACCGGCATCTACTAAACCGTATGAAGGAAGCTTAAGAGCTCCAGCATTGTCTGGTTGAGTGAAGACAGCATCTACAATAGAGTAGTCAGCGTAAAGACCATCTACAAAGCGGTAACCTAGATCAAAAGCAACCCACTTATTAGCGCGGTAGTCAGCAGCTAAGTAAGTAGTGAACTGAGCAGCGTCACCAACCTTAGCACCCTTCAAGTAAAGAGTACCTGTACCGATTGATTGCTGTTGATCGTCAAACAACTCTGCATCAAAGTCTTTAGTGTATCTCCAATCACCGATAGAAGTCATAGCAGTCAACTTCAACTTAGGAGTTGCGTTGTATACACCTTCAACTTCAATACCGTTGTGACGTACGTCGATATTACGGAACTGACCGTAACCCTGATCACCTTGAGCATTAAACAATGCACGAGTGATAAAACGATTACCCCAAGTTGTAGAGTAAGCATTTACATTCAAGGTAAGTTTGCTGCTATTATAACCGTACCCTAACTCTACAGATTTAATTTCTTCGTTCTGTAGGTCTTCGTTAATAAGGTTAGCATAGTTAGGGAATACAGCATCAAACTGAGGCTGACGAGAGATGTAACCAGTGTTAAAGAATACGTTAGAGTACTCGTTAATGTTATAGTTAGCACCGCCCTTTAAGTATCCGCCTCCTAAGTTAGCAACTTCTGAGATAGGAAGTGTTGGTTGGTCGAAGAAGTCTTCTCTCTGGAAAGATTGATTAGACAGTCCGCCCTGTACCACAGCAGTAAGCTTAGTATCAGCCCACTCCAGTAAACCATTAACGCCTTGCCATCCTACGATACCATTGTTATAGTAGTCAATCTTAGGACCGTTCAAGCCAGTACCAGTGAACGGAGTAGCAGCAACAGTTGTAGTGATGAACTGGCCTTCTGAGTTCTTGTTACCAGTTGAGTAGTAAGCATCAAGACCCATCAAGTCATTCATAACACGGTAGTGGTAACCCTTGTATGTACGAAGGTCAACACCGATAGAAGTTCTTAACTTACCGAACTGGCCTTCTAAGTTAGAGATGGCTCCATACCAGTCGTGAGAGTTCATAGAAGCACGACGCACCAATACAGCTCTGTTAACATCATCGCTTCTGTAGCCGTTAGAACCAACTAACAAGCCGTAGAACGGAGATGAAGTAAGTGAGTCAGTTGTACCGTAACCATTAGTAGTACCTTGGTTAACAGCAATAGCAGCATTGAAATCAATAAAGCCATTTGAGTCACGAGTACCTCTACCATTATCTAAGTAATGCTCAGTAAGGTCCTTGTTGTAAGGATAGAAGTCGATATCTCCATTACGGAAGTTACCGCCGCGTGGTCCTGTACCACCACCACGGCCGGCTGAACCGTACAATGAAGTGTTTAGTTTCCAGTTGGAGTTAATATTCCAGTCCCAGTTAATAGTAGCAAGAGGCTTATTGTAGAAGTTTCTACGCATGTTATACTCTTCACCATTCAAGAAACCAGCATCGGTATTCCAACGACGGTCAATCCCCTCTTCACCAAAGTTCTGATAGTCACGGATAGATACCCATGCACTTCTTTGGTGGTGCCATTGACCAGCTCCTAAGAAGGAGAAGTTAAGGGCGTGATCGGAACCTTCAGGAGCATAACCTAATGCTGTGAAGTAGGTCCAACCTTCACCGGCTGTACCGTAAGCATATCCATCGCCCGACCACTTGGAAAGAAGTACAGATGTAGCCCATCCGTTAGCATCCTTACCTGTGTTATAGACAACAGATGTCTTTGAGTAACCATTGTTACCAGAAGTCTGGGAGATAGATCCACCTTCTTGCTTCTCTGCAGCCTTAGTGAAGATGGAGATAGTACCACCTACAGAAGGAACAGCTAAGCGGGAAGCACCTAAGCCGCGTTGGATCTGAATACCAGATGCAACATCAGTAAGGCCTTGCCAGTTGGACCAATAAACCCATCCACTCTCCATATCGTTGACCGGCTGGCCGTTGATAAGAATAGATGTATTACGCTGGTCAAAGCCACGAAGGTTGATTCGTGAGTCGCCGTAACCACCACCTTGCTTGGTAGCGTATACACCTGGAGTGCGGTTCATTACTTCTGGGAACTCTAAGTTACCCACCTTTAGTTGAATCTCTGCTAAAGACAGAGTCGATACTGCTACAGGTGTCTCTCGAACCTTAGCGATATCAATAACCCCTGAGGTAACAGTCACTTCGTCTAGCTGATAGAGCGAGTCGAGAGCTGTGTAGTCAGGGGTTGCTTGTGCGAACGCTACGCCGGAAGACAACACAATTGCTCCGAGTAACATCCAAAACTTACCTTTTTTCATAAGATAAAATTTAATTAAACAAAATTACAATACAACCGTTGGTAATAAAGATACGAAATTAATTCAAACATACAAGCTCTTAATACAAATTTAATATTAGAGTACCATCATCTTCTCATGTCCTACAATGATAGTAGGATCAATCCATACATCAAATCCTTTTTTCTTAATCATTTTACAGAAGGCAACATCTTCCATTGTAAAGTCTCTAACAAGCTTACCGTCAATATTGTATTCAGTCCACATAGGCTGGAACCAAGGATACTCTAGAGATTCAAATACTCCCTTCTTAGTAAGCACCCATCCAAAGCCTGTGTAGTCGGCTCCAAAGAGCTTTCCTTCTTTAGCTTGAACCATCTCTCTGTTTAAAAACTGAAAGTGTCCATTCTTTAAAAAGAACTCATCATTCCAATCCTCAACTGTTGCATAGTGAATGTTATCATTCATCATGTAAAGACCTGATACGATATCTTTATCGTGGTCCAAAAGTTTAAAGAAGTGTTCAGGAGTAAAGACGATATCGGAATCAATCCACATAATGTAATCGTAGTCAAATTGACCGCCAAAAGGCTTTTGGTCTACTCCTCTTAAGTTATCTCCTCCTAGGCACATATTGCGTACGTAGTACAATAGAGGTGAATAGTGCTGAGACATAATAGGTTGGATGCCATTTTGTAAGCAGGCATACACTAACTCAGTCCAAGACTGTAAGAACTTTCCGGAAAACTCTCTACCTGGGAGAGCAAATATAACTTTCTTCATCGATTTTCTAAAATGTATTTCTTCAAATTACCTTCGTACTCATGCCATCCGACATGCTTTAAGTTTACTTCAGGATGGATATAAACTACCTCACCTTCTTCTCTCCATAGAGAACTAAAGCCCCAGTCCTCACTCTCATAGATACCGTCTTTAATACCTACATGGAATAGATCATAGAAGGTATCTCCTGTTCCATATCCATCGATATCGTTTCTATATTTGAGGTGGGGATTGCTTTTAATTAGCTTATTGATTGCTGTCTTAGCTATCATTAAGAAGCCTGTAGGAGCGTATTTAGTCTCAATAAAACCTTCTGCGTTAATAGTAGAGGTACCGACTGGAAAGTCTACTCTTTGAGCTTCAGGATACTTTTTGATATGATCCCACTTAATATACTTCTTAGGGTACATACCCCCTACTACTTCTTTCTTAGCTTGAATAAGCTTAACAACATCCTCAGGTTCGAAGATGATATCGGAATCTATAAACAATAAATGAGTTGCTTCCTCATCTTGAAGGAAGTGTGCTACTGCTGCATTGCGTGCTCGTGAAACTAAACTCTCAAAGAATATTGGATAGAAGGTACAAGGTATATTTTGATCCTTGACAAAGTTTAATAGCTTCATAGTGGACATCATCCACTCTGTGTTAGCAGTATGATTATAACAGATTAAAGGTACAAATAACTTCATTTATAATAATTAGTGGGCCTGCCAGGGTTCGAACCTGGGACCTGGGGATTATGAGTCCCTCGCTCTAACCGGCTGAGCTACAGGCCCATGTGCTGAGGTGGGGTCGCTGGTTAAAGCTCCTCAGCATCCTACGTTCGGTGGTTGGAAGGGACAGATTCGAACTGCCGTACCCGTAAGGGAGCAGATTTACAGTCTGCCGGTTTTAACCACTCACCCACCTTCCAGTAAAAAGAGCCTCCTGTCGGACTCGAACCAACGACCTACTGATTACAAATCAGTGGCTCTACCAACTGAGCTAAGGAGGCTTTTAGACCCAATCACCTCACTGTCTACAGGTGCATGAGGTTGCAGAGCTAATTGCATAACAACCTAATTGAGTCATGGGGAGTTGCTTGTAGGACGCTTATTGGTTCACGTATCCCCCTCTATATCTTTTCCCAAGTCAACCTAGACCATCACCGGGATCAGTACCGGTTGCTAGGATTTAGAGGCTAGACTCAGTCTCTTTGTACACGTCTGGGATCTTTATTTGGTAATCTTTAGGTATAGCATATGGTAGTTAAACATCCAGAGCAGTGCGCTTAACACCCATGCCGCATCTGAGTAGTTGCCTGTACTCACGTTTAGCCCAACTCCTACAATGTAAAGCACGTACATTACCGGAAAGAAATACTTAATGATTGTCTTCATTTTTATAACATTTAATAATTAGTCGGGATGACAGGACTCGAACCTCCAACCCCCTGGTCCCAAACCAGGTGCGCTACCACTTGCGCCACATCCCGAGCTGGTTGTTAGAGGACAACCATAACCTGCCACTGTAGCTCCACTCTATTTTTAAATGGAATAGAGAAACCAGATGCATCTGACTGCGTAGTGAACCAGGAAGGATTCGAACCTTCGGCCGTCAGCTTAGAAGGCTGATGCTCTATCCAGCTGAGCTACTGGTCCATATTATAGAGAGGCTTCACTCCTTTAGCGCGCTTACAGCATCAGAGTCCGAACCGCAGGTTTTAAACGATCCGTCGATCGTACCTTTGGAGTTTACCTTTTCCTCCTCTCATTATGTGCCCTCGGGGAGAGTCGAACTCCCAAAACCTAGATCCTAAGTCTAGTACGTATGCCAGTTCCGTCACGAGGGCTTACCTAATTTTTCTACCTCTAAAGGTAGAAGTCTGAGAGTGGCAATTAGGACATAGTATAAGCAGGTTTTCTCTTGTATTATCAAAAGAATCTCCGTTCACATGTTCTAACTCTAGAGCTAGAGGCTCTCCTTGCCACTCTCCTTTATTTCCGCATTTTTGACACTCATACTTTCGTTCTTGCAAAAGCCATTTTTTCACAATAGCTCTACCAATCTGCTTATCAGTCTTCTGTAATACGTCGTCAGCTTCCTTATAAATTTTAGCTTTCATACGTCCTTTACCTGCTTGATTAGGATTGAAAACTCCGTACCTCAGAGCATAACTCCTAAAAGTATCGTAACTCATTCCTAACAACTTAGCAGCAGCTTGCATAGATTCTGTAGCTTCTATAGCTTTTTGAAAGTCTTCTCGTGTTTCTTGTCTCATACCTTTTTATATAAATAGGTAGAGATGTGTAAACCACGAGAACGTGTCTAATGTTTTACTATCCAACATGTCAAAGAACCGTATATGGGTTTCCGTGTACTACTGGCCGGAATCGAACCGGCACGGCCATCACTGGCCAAGGGATTTTAAGTCCCTCGTGTCTACCAATTTCACCACAGTAGCAAGTTTAGCACTAGTCGTGCTGCTTTGTTTCGACATACACATCCCAGTCCGCAGCTGCAAGCTGCAGCGCAAGGATTGGATCGGTATTCGGATTTTCTTTGATTAATTCTAAGGCGTCTAAGACTATCTCGGCTTCTAATCCGTGATACATCGCCTGTGCTAAGATTTCGCTTACGTAACTCAACTCTTCTTCTCTATTCATAACCTCTTATTAACTCTGTAAAGATACGAACTACTCTTCGTACTTCCAACCTCTTTCTTTCTTCTTGTCGAATTTATTTTGGTCCCCGTGATCCTTTTGAATCATCTTCCGGCGTATTAGCTGTGCTAGATGTCTCTCCTGCTTTGTCTCCCTCTGGCGTTCCATAATCATCCCAATACAAAAATCTAAATTCACTCATAACTTAAAGATAAGAACTTTATTACTCATTTACAACTGTTCGGGAATACTTTTTGTATGCTTGTTCATACGCTTCGACCCTCTCTATCTTGGGGTTGTCCTTCATGTAAAGGGAGGCAGTATCGTGCCATTGTGTAAAAAAACCTTCATTGAAAGCGAGGTGACCCAACTCCTCAATTCTCTTCTCACTCATACTAGGGAAGTAATAGACAATTAAACAACAAGTAATACTCTAATAAATAGCCCGGGAGCAAGGCCCGGTAGGGACTTTTGTAAAAAATGCGCGGGGCACCTTCGGTGCGGGGAGAGAGACACGCCCCCTCGCCCGCCCCTTCGGCTTAACCAAACAACATCTGCTTGTGGCAGTCCTTCTTAAATACGTTGTACATCTCTCCTTGAGTATCTTCTAGGATTAGAAACTCTCCTCTGTCTTCTAAGACCTTCAAGTTCTTACCCACACATCGAGGATCGATACTACGAACAACATCTCCTGATTTAAAGCTCATTATTGTTAGAGTTTTGAGGTTGTGGTTTCTTTTTCTTCTTTAGGATAGGGTACTTAGTCTGTGCCCAGTTATACCATTCGGTAAAAGCTAAGTAGCGTTGACGTCCTGTGATCTTACTCATTACATAAATTGATTAAAGTCCATCTCTTGTTTGTTCTCTTCTTTAACGTTGCTGATAATACATTCGGTAGTCAACATAGTACGTGCGATAGAAGAAGCATTCTCTAATGCTAGGCGTGTTACCTTAGCAGGATCGATAATCCCTTCGTCGAACATATTTACATAGTCTTCAGTACGGAGATTAAATCCTTGCCAGAAGTTATCCGATTCAACAATCTTTTCTAGAATACTCTCGATTCTATCTTTTGTAAAGCCTGCATTGCTTAAAATAGTATCAAAAGGCATTCCAATAGCGCTCATTAGAATTCTATAACCTTCTACTTCTGAGGAGTTTAAGCCTTCTGGTATCGTTAGTACCTGTGCTGCATTAAGGAGTGCAATACCTCCTCCGGGTAGAATACCTTCTTCTAGAGCTGCTTTAGTAGCGTGAAGGGCATCCTCTACTCGGTCTTTCTTCTCTTTCATCTCAAGTTCAGATTGACCTCCTACGTGTACGATAGCCACGCCTCCGATCAATCGTCCTAAGCGGTCCTGTAGGGTCTCCTTTTCAAAAGGTGATTTACTATTATCGATAAGAGCTTTAATCTCCTCAATGCGAGCACTGATAGCTTCCGTGTCTCCTTTACCGTCTACAATCGTAGTATCGTCTTTACCGATAGTGATCTTACGAGAAGAACCTAACCAGTCTGGGTTGAATTTATCAAGTCGCATACCTTTCTCAGTACTTACTACTTGACCTCCTGTTAACACAGCAATGTCTTCTAGCATAGCTTTCTTACGATCTCCAAAGTCTGGAGCTTTAACTGCTACTACTTGAAGGATGCCTCGCATCTTATTAACGACCAAAGTGGAGAGAGCCTCGCCATCAATGTCATCAGCGATGATGAGCAATGGTTTGTTCTGTGAAGAGCAAGCCTCAAGGATTGGCAGTAGCTCTTTTGCGGCAGTGACTTTCTTATCTGTAATCAAAACGAGAGGGTTGCTCAAAACGGCAGTCATGGAATTGTTATCCGTGACAAAGTATATAGACTTATATCCTCGATTAAATTGCATACCCTCAACAACCTCGAGGTAAGTCTCTCCTGTGCGAGACTCCTCAATCGTCACTACGCCTTCACGTCCCACCTTGTCCATCGATGAAGCGATAAGCTCTCCCACTTCTGGGTCGTTGTTAGCTGAGATAGTTGCTACTTGACGCAACTGATTCTCATCTGTAATCTCTCTAGCATTCTTCTCTAAGTAATCTACAACGGCTGTAGTAGCTTTAGCAATACCGCGACTGACATCAGTAGCATTATGGAAGTCTAAAGAACCTAAACCGTGTTTGTAAATCTCAGCTGCTAGCAGAGTTGATGTAGTAGTACCGTCACCGGCACCGTCTGCTGTTTTAATAGATGCCTGCTTAACAAGCTGTGCACCCATATTCTCAACTGTATCTTCTAATTCAACAGCCTTAGCTACTGTCACACCGTCTTTAGTAGAGATAGGGTTACCTTGCTGCTGTTCGATAATAACGTTACGTCCGTTAGGACCTAATGTAGCTGTTACTGCGTTTGAAAGTTTTTCTACACCAGCGCGTAAACCTCTTCGTGCTTCGGCTGAAAATTCTATACGTTTACTCATAGTAATTCGTGATCTGATTCTGGATTATATGTTTCTTGTACTTTACAGAGAACTTCTCGAGATTGAGCAATGTAGAACTCTTCGCCTTCAAACTCTACTCGGAGGGTTCCAATCTTAGGTAGCAATACAATATCACCTACATTAAAGTTAACTGGGATAAATTTACCGTATTCGGACATACGTCCAGGTCCTACAGCAATAACTTCGCCCATCTCAGGACGTTCTTTACCCATATCAGCGATGATGATGTTACCGTACATCTGCTCAGTCTCTTCCATAGGTTTGACGACCAAGCGGTCATTCATAGGTACTAATCTTTTCATACTGGGATGCGATTGTTTAATTGTGTGATTACATTATCATAGGCCTTCAGAAAGTCTGTAAGATCTACTGTCTGTTGATTAAGACTCTCAACTGTAAGGTATCGAGCTGCTCTTTTGATTGCTCCTTCTAAACTTGCGAAGTAGCCTAAAGGAAGTGTTGAACCTTCAATCATTAATGTGTATTGAGTCTCGTCCATAGAGATGAAATAAGGAGAGAGCATCTCATCCTTAATCGTAACTTGGGGCTTTACGTGCCCTGCTTTTTTTCCTCTTGCCATAATGTTTTGATTATACTCTTAATATACGAAAAAGAGTACAGGGAGCCAACTCTATAACTTATTTAATTTTAACTTTCGTAGGTTTATTTTCCTCAGTGTGAGGGATATTAATTGTCAAGAGACCATCCTGCATCTTAGCATCGATAGCTTCCATGTCAAATCTACGAGCAATCTTATAACCTAAATTGAAGGAACGTTTGGCAATTCCTTTGTGATACACTCTGAGGTTCTCAGGATCTTTTTTAAGTCTGTCCTCTGAGTTATGTACGATACGGAGTACATCACCTTCCACATTAATCTCAACATCTGATTTGCTAAGACCTGTGCAGGCAATTTCGAAGAATAGTCCGTGTTGTGTTTCGTAAATGTCGACCGGGTGTCCGATCTTGTTGTCTACCGGAGAATTAAAGGTAGAGTTCTGATTGAAGAAATCCTTGAAAAGGATATCGAATGTTGAGGATACGTTATTATCCCACAACTTGTAGTTGATTTGTGTCATAGTCCTTAGATCTATTTAGTTAGTAATTTATACAACCCGACTCCCATTTGGTGAGTCATCTTATGAGCGGCTCCCTGCTCTTTATTATATATAGCAGCTAATTTAAATTAGTGTCCGTCTCTCCAGTTATAAGAAATCTCAGGAGGTGCTTTAAGAGTTACTCCTTCTAACTTGGTTGTATTCTCCATAATCTCTTTAATGATAGGAGCTACAAACTCTGCCTGATCTTCTGGTATGTTAATAATTAACTGGTCATGTACTTGTGCTTGAACACGGCCGTCGATCCCAAGCTCTTTCAGCTTGCGATTGATCTGTACTGCCGCTCGGTTTACGACAGCCGCTGCAAGGCTCTGCAGTTGGTAGTTCAAACAGTTATTCAGTCCGTTTCGGTAGTCACGGTACCATTGTAGTACTTGATCCTTGCCATAACGTTCTGAAAGGTCTTTTCGGAACTTCCAGTCCATGATCTGGTCTCCGAAAGTATCGTACATTTTTTTAACTTTAGGTAGGTGACGGATACGGCCTACCTTATTCTTAATAAAGCCATGCTCTTTAACCTGCTTACGAGAGTTGATACGCCACTGCTTAAGTTGAGGGAATCCATCTAAGTAGCCCTCTACAAGTTCCTGTGCTACCTTTTGATCTACTCCTAGGGTCATACCTAGAGCATAAGCCTCCATACCGTAAGCAATTCCTAGTGAGTAAGCTTTAGCTTTATTACGAGCAGGTGCATCTAACTTTTTAAGGTAGTTAGGAGCTTTCTTATCTGGAGAGACTCCGTCAGGGAATCTATCTCTCTGTTCGTTAAGTCTTTCAGTCTTAATAGCAACCGTAGAGTAAAAGTCCCATCCGTTGTTAAAGATCTCCTGCAAGCCGACGTCACCTGATACTGAGGCAAAGCAGTGAGGTTCTAGTGATTCATAGTCAGCGTCAATAATCTTTCGTCCTTCTCCTGCAATTAGGAATGCACGAACAATATTAGTATACTTAACGATAATAGGAGCATCTTCACCATCCTCTTTAGGTTTAGGTAGCTGCTGGGCATCTGAACCGTAGCGGCCTGATACAGTACCGTTCTGCTTAAAGTAGAAATAGTAGCGTCCGTCTTCGTGATTATCTACAAAGCGATCGATATAGGTAGACTTGATCTTAAGTAGCTTGTTGTATATACGTAAGTTCTCAGCCCATTCGTAGTCTTTAGAGAGCTCTTCAATCATATCCATGTCGAACTTATCACGACCGGACTTAGTATTAGCTCCTGATACGAGAGGTTTAATACCCATATAGTCAAAAGCAATCTCTCCTAAGTGCTTCTTAGATTGAATGTTAACATAGTCACCGTCATTCTTCTCTTTCCATAATGCCATAGAGATTTTAAGTACCTCCATTTCATTAAGCACGTCTAAGTTTCCAGTTAAGAGGTACTCTTTAGCAGGAGAGTCTTCTAACTCTGCTACAGTCTTCTGAGTAATAGAGTACTTACCGGTCTTGTCAGACTTAGGCAAAGGTAAAGAATAACGCATAGCCAGGTACTGTGCCCAGGTTCCTTTATGAGAAGGTGGGAACTCTTTTAGAGCAGTGTCTACGACCCATTCTTTACCGGCTGGTAGAGCTAAGATAGAGTCGAGTACGATCTTTTTATTCTTTGCCAGGTCTTCAATAATCTCTTTCTTAGTCTCTTCTAATAACTCTAGGTCTAAATCTACTCCCATTTCTTCCATAGGAATAGTTACTTCGCGGTAAAGAGGCATAACCTCTTCCTCGAAGAAGAACTCTTCAAGACCTTCCTCTTTAAGCTTCTGAATAAAGTAAGTACATACTCGGAGAGTTAAGTCAGTATCGGCGGCAGCATACTTAGATAGTATATCCATGTCTGCTTTGTAAATCTCAAAGCTTTCTTTAGTTACTGAGCCTCCGTTACGTTTAATAGATTCTTTTAGTTCGATCTGCTCTTCGTTAGCAGCCTTCTCTACATCCAGACCGATATGCTCCTGAATAGAGATTGCTAGAGGCTTAAGACCGAATACTCCCATACCTGCTCCTTCTTCCTGGACGGTATGTACTAGGAGTGCAGTATCAACCCAGAGACTATCTAGTAAGTTAATGCCGTAGAAGTTTTTAGTAAATCGGCAGTCAAATGATGCGTTGTGCATCACAAGCTTCTTACCAACTAACATACTTAAGATCTTCTTAGCTAAAGTATGACAACCAATACCTTCGATCTGAAGTTCATCTAGAGTCTCAGTAGCATGATTCCAAGCCATAGTCGGCATATAGAAACCGATACCAATATCGCCTGAGACGGAGAAACCAACTACTTTACCCTTACGCATGTTAAGAGAGTCGGTCTCGGTATCGTACGCAATAACGTTTGATTCGTTAATATGTTGGATGAGTAGGTTTACAGTTTCTTTATCCGTAACCGTGTAGTACTTTTTTTCGATTGACATATTAGTTGCGTTGTCTGTTTAGTTCAGGAACCTCTCCATATTGCTTATAGTAATCTTGAAGTATAGCTTCTTCTAAACCTTTCTGTAGATTAGTTTTAAACTTATACCCTATAAGTTCTACCTCCGTATTAGGAATTAAATATACGAAAAAAAGTACGCGATTGAAACGTTCTTTAATACTTTCCCGAATAAAATTATTAGTAGAATTACTAATACATTTATACTGTGTTAAGATACGGTGACGAACGTTTGCTGATTGTCCAAATTTTAAAACTGTATTTGATGCCGGGTCGTATATAAAGTATACGCCTGCTTTTGCATTTTTGCGTAATTCTTTATCTAGTTCTTTATCATGTACTTCTACGTCTACTCCTTGAATTAGTCGATCACTTACAAACATATTTGCGTAGTAAGTAAATCCTTTTTCGTGCACCCAGTAATTAAGATCTTTCATAACCGTTACTTTTTAATACTCTATAAAGATAAGAAAGGAGCCCGTAGGCTCCAACTTATTGACGTAGAGTTTTTTTCATTCGCTTACCTGAATCAGTAAACCATCCTGGGACCATATCCTTGTGTGTGGCACGGATAGGATTAATATCCAAGCCTCCTCTACGTGTATACAGACATGCTACCATCAATTTTTCAGGCTTGTAAGCTTCCATAAGGTGAGTAAATACCATCTCACAGATCTCTTCATGGAAGTGAGATACTGTACGGTGACTAACGATATACTTGGCTAGTGACTCAAGCTTGATTGAGTTATGGCCTTGCATATGAATATAGATATCACCCCAGTCAGGCTGGTTAGTTACTCGGCAGTTACTACGTAGCAAGTTAGAGCTTACTTTAGTCGTAACAGACATTGGAAGATCTCCGCCAATCTCAAGCTGACCTGCATCAGACTTAAAGGCTGTAAACTCGATGTCATCTAGATTTACTGTTGCACCTAAGTCTGTAAAGCCATCGAACTCAAACTCTGGAGTGTATGTATTACCGAAGAAGGTACAGGTTACATTTCCTCCTAGTAGGGTAGTTAGGTCGTTCGCTACTGTTGTTTCAATCTCCTTGATACACTCTTTAGCAGATTGTCCCATAGGAGTCATATTCAAAGAGTTCAAGTATAATTTGATAGACTTAGACTCAACGTGAAACTCTGTATTAGCTGGACACACAATCTTTAACATACCTGCTACAGGCTGACCCTTCTTAGTAATAGCTGAAACTTCATAAGCGTTCCAGGCATCTACTCCTACGAATGGAAGATTACTCTCCTCAATTCCGTAAGCTTCTCGGTTTAGATAACGAGGTACTGCTACTAGTAGTTCAGCATTGTACTGATCTGAGTAACCTTCTCCACCTACCTTGCCAAGGTGTTTACCAGCAATCTCAACGACTGCATTGTAGTTCTTTACTTCTTCCATTTACTTTATGTATTTTAAAATTTGATCTACTCGCTGCAATGGTGAGCCAGTAACAGTTAAATAATGACGGTCAGTTAAATCGAGTTGATACTTAAACTCTTCATCAATAATCTTTCTCCAAGCTTCATCGACACTACGCTGACCATCATCCACAGCATCGAATTCAATAGGGAAATAAATATAGTGCGTATACTCATCCTGTACTCTAGTCCAAGTATCTTCAATAAAGTCTAGACCTTGTTGAGATAAAGCAGGCATATGCTTAGAGTATACAATTAGATCTAGATAACAACGATCTAGAATTAAACTATGAGGCTTAAGCAAAGCCTCTAAGTGGAATGAAGAGATAGCTAACTGAGTCTCAGTAGTACCTGCTTCGTTAATAGGAAAGCCAAACTTAGCTACCGTACGAGTACTTTCGTTAATAAATTCGTACTTAGGTAGTTTAGCTTTCAATAACTCATACACAGTAGTCTTACCAGTACTACTAGCTCCTACTAATGCAATTCGTCTAACCATAGTTTATCGTGTAAAAATTCTACCCACATCTCTACTGATGTGTCATGTAAGATACGAAAAATATCATTCTTAGGCAACATCTGATGTATACTTTCTCGCTCCATAAGAACTTCTCCTTCATCTACTCCGGCAGTTACTTTGTGAATAACACAGCCAGCAGTTCGATAATTACCTTCCCAGGCTCTAAACTGAGGATCTTTTCCTTTTAGGTCTGGATATTTAGTAATCAATCCCGGATGTCCGTTATAGATCTCATAACGATTACAGATAGAAGCAGGCATTACTCTCAACCATCCGTGTAGAGTTACAACAGGGTCTCCGCTTATTGCGCTCATTAGCCACACAAGCTCATGCTCCTCAGGTCTATTCTGAGTATACTTTAATAGGTCTGTAGGAATCTCAGGATGTATAGTACGTAAATGAGAAGGCCTGGTATTAGTAATAATAAGGTCAGGCCAGCGACCTAATATCTTACTAACCTGAACAATCTCAGATCCAGTCTGACTAAAGAATGCTACCCACGGGCGAGTTGGTACCATGTGCGAACCATCTAAAACGTTGAACATTATAAACTGCAGAAGTAACTTGCTCAGAGGTAGGAGACATATTAATCATCTCAAATAATTTGATTGATGCCTTATCCCACAAACCTTGATCTTTGTACTCGATTCCTAACAAACCATGAACTACTGGGTTAGAAGTATCTAGTGAGTAGATCCAATCGTAATCTTTGTAGAAGCTAAACTCTTGAGGTAAACCGCAACCTAGTAAGTGGTGAGGAATATCAGTACGAATAACTCCATCACGTAACATCTTACCTAGTAATGCAACTCGACCTAGCATCCAGCTAACATACTTGTTAGGATGAGGAATAAGCTGCTCATAGTAACTGTAATCGAAAGAGATAGCCACCATATCTACTTCAGCTATACTAGTCATCCATTCATAGCAAGTAACTATCTCAGAGTAAGTCTTTCCCTGTACTACACCTATTTTTTTACTAGGTGCCGATAGAGCATTTGCATACTTGAAGTTCCACTCGGCCATATTATGCATAGTACGTTTGGCATTCTCTAAAGAGTCAGGTACGATGTACCAGGTAGGCTTTAGATAGTCAATCCAGAAAGCAAAGCGTTCTGAATCAAAAGCTTCTCCTAATTCAAAGATAGAGTTATCGAGAATAATCTCTCGTCCTTTATCTCGTGCCTCTATAAACTTATCTAAATAAGCTTCGTTCTCTTCAAAGAGATGTACTAAAGCATAATCATAGTCCGTATATTGCTGAATAGTGTCAAAGCTAGCAATAGGGCTTTCGTGCGCAATCTTAACCATTATTATTTCCTAAGTCGTTAAATAATTTATTTAGCTCTGCCATATTAGTTTCTAACTTACCTAAGTTTTCTTCTAACTCTTTAGCAGTTTTCATCTGAAGAGCTTCGTCTACTACCTCTAAGGGTACTACCCAGCGCTCTAGATCTTCTAGATAGATCTTATGCTTCTCTATAAGTTCTTTTGCGTTCATTGCTTAGCGTTTTCGATTTCTTCTGGGGTAAAGAACTGCTCTAGGTTAGGAGCAAAGTAGTTAATAGACTTCATAACCTTATCGTCTGCCTTACGGTAGACAACGTAACGATTTCCAACCTTACGGAAGTAACACTCGCCGTGCTGTTGAGAGCGGAGAGCAATAGTCTCTTCTGCTTCTTCTACAGTTGCACAGCTCTTAGACATATTCGATGCCTGTACCTCTCGGTAAGCTGGTATGATCTTATTCTTCAATCCGAATACCATAGTAGCATTTCCAATAGCTACGTAAAGTAGATCGCAGATAGCATCTAATACCTCTACAATATCTTTCTCTTCAATAGCGTGTGCTAGTTCGTCAGTCTCTTCTTTAATAAAGTCTACTACGAAGTTAGTAAGTTTCTTATCATTAGGAATGATAGGAGTATAGTTATTCGGCTTACCGAACGTATCGTTGAAGATCTCTACTTCATCGATAAATGGGACACTTTTTGCTCGTTTCATTTGCATGCGTAACCTTTAACAAATTCATAAAATTCTGCTCGTGCTGAGTCTTCATACATAAAGCTACCTGATAGCTTAGAAGTCTTCATTGATGCACCAGCGTGCTTAGTACCACGGCATGATACACAATTGTGAGTAGCTTCTACCATAACTGCTACTCCTACATTACCTTCACATACAGTATGAACTGCGTTGTGAATAGCAACAGTAAGCTGCTCTTGAATAGCACCTCTACGTCCGAAATGCTCTACAATACGATTCAGCTTAGATAAGCCGATTACCTTACCTCCAGGACCTGGAATGTAAGCAATATGTACTCGACCTTGAATAGTCTGGTGGTGATGCGAACACATCGAAGTCAAAGGAATGTTACCCTCAAATACAATACCATCATAACCATCAGCTGGGAAGGCTGTGATCTCAGGCATAGGATTGAATCGTCCTGCCCATAAATCGTTTACATAAGCCTTAGCTACTCGACGAGGAGTATCAGATGAGTTAGGATCTTCTCTCCAGTCACATCCTAGGGCATCTAGGAATTCTCCGAATGCCTTTGCAGCATTCTCAATAATAGTATGCTTCTCTTGATCTGTTAAGTGCATAGAGTTCATAGAATGAACTTTAAACTTCTCAGCCAGTTGAGAAGAGACACCATTAGCGAACCCGGCTTGAGCGAGTTCTACATCATAACGTTTTTTATCTGCCATATAATAAAGTGTTTTTAAGGTGGTGCTCCGACACCATGATACAATATACGAAAACTATTTCAGAGTGCAAACACACTTCTGTAATTTCTTGCATAACCTTTATCGTTATCCATTCCAAAGCCTACTACCCATTCATCCTTGATAGTGAATGCATGATAGGAAGGTACTGGAGGAATACGAGAAGTTTCTCTAGTCAATAAAGTAACAATGTTAATTGAGGCTGGATGTTTAACCTGTAGGTATTCAATCACAGCATCCATTGTATTACCTGTATCATAAATGTCGTCTACAATATAGACGTGCTTTCCTTTGACAGGTGTCTCTAAGTCTTTGGTGATCTGAATATCACCTTGTTTCTTTTTACTAACGTATGATCTTATTCTCATAAAATCACATTCTACGTCTACTGTGATGTTACGGACTAGATCTGCATAGAACATAAATGCTCCATTCAATAACCCTACCATAACGATTGGAGTTTTATCTCCATTGTGCTCTGCTGAGATCTTCTTAGCGATGATCTTAGTCTGGATATCAATATCCTTTGCGTCAATTAACTGTTGCATACTTTAATCTAATTCTATCTGAAATTGGAATTGCTTCATTGTTTTCGTCTATACGTACAAACTTGATGTTAGTCGATAAAATAACTGACTGTGATCCTGAGTATACGTTATGTGCTCTAGCCTCAAGATAGAGAGTTAAGGATGTATTTCCAACTTCTGCTACCTTTCCGTAAATTTTTAGTAACTGTCCTTCTTTAGCCGGTCTCTTAAAAAGACATTCATCTATCTTAACTGTAACCATTCTAGGAGTGTCAGCCACCTCCATTGCCATAGCTGCTCCAGCAGCATCCAACCAGGCTAACAGCTTACCTCCAAAAAGGTTAGCATGAAAGCCAAGGTCAGATTTCTTAATAGGATGTGTACTAATTAGCTGCATTCTTTTTTCTTAGCAATATTACAATGTTACCTACACCTAATACAAAGGTCATAATCTCTCTGGTCCAATCAAAAATTGAAGCTTGAGGAGTTGGATGAGATGTATAGACCGGTACTTCTACTTTTTGGTACACCACAATTGTATCTCCTAAAGAATACTCTTCAGCGGCAGGAACTTGAGTAGAATCTACTTGTATTCGCTGCAAGACTGGGTCTTTAGGGGTTAGGGTTGGATACCATAGCCATCCTAGAATAACTAGCGATACAACGGGTATTAACCAAAACTTTTTCATCGGATTGCGTTTCTACATGGACATTTAAAGTCTGAGAGTTCTGATGTCAGTGGTTTCTCATTCTTAAAATAGTAACATTCCCGGCGATTTCCAACTTTTAGTTCCTTATAATATCCTTTTGGTATAGCAGCGCCACCAGGTACTCTAGAAGGATTAGCAGAGAATTCTACTCGGATGAAGACTTGAACATCGCCTGCTAGTGCTAACTCTCTTTCTCGAGTCTCCAGCTTCTTCCATACACCTCTATTGAGAGACTGGTGCTGCAAGGAAGAGTTGACGTATGTAAATGTCTCCAATAGCATTTCACGGGTACAGTTAAAGTCTGCGGCAGGAGCCATATGACCTTTGTCCCATTCGTTACCTACGTAGTCGTTGTTATCAGAAGTATGAATTCCTTTTTCTTTATAGAAATCCATTCCTGATCTAGAAGCAGTACCTGTAGGACAAGCTACACCGTAACGTACTGACAAAGGATTCTCTAGAGGTTCTGAATACCAGATTCTAAAGTAAGGGGTGTTCCATTCAACGCTGTCTCTTAAAGATTTCTGTCCAGAGGCTGTGAATGAGGAAGCCAAGAGCGCCACCCATAACAAGAAAGTAAAGTGCTGCCATTTTTTCATGATTAATAATTTAGTGCTTTTGAAATTACTGGGAATTGTTCGATAAAGATCTTTTTGATCTCTTTTGCTACGTCTTGAATCTCTTTTTGAGCATGAGCATCATCACGGAGATCAAGGAAGTGAATCCACGAACGGATAGAACCGGTCATGTGAATTTTTGTCTTAGTTGCTAGAGGAAGTACCATACGTGCTACTTCTCTTGCTACTCCTTCTTCAAGGAGTTTTTTATAAAGGTCTTCAGAAGCTCTGAAGTGTTTACCGATCTGAGCTGAAGCTGCAGTACTGTATCCAGCATAGAATACGTCTGGGTTAAATACTTCAGTGGAGCTTTGTCTATTATCTTCAGCTTGCTTTCTTAGCTCTACACTCTCAAACATACCGTCAATTAAGCTTACATCCTGGTAACGTTGTGAGAACTCTTGGTAGGTAAAAGAGCGGTGACGAATTAACTGAATACCAATAGCTTTAGAAGTCTCAATCTCTACAGACATATATCCGTGCTCGAATGGAGACCAATGCTTATGCTTGATAAGGTAGTTTAGTAGCCCTTCAGGCTTCTCTACCTTGTCGGTACGTTTAGAGGATACTCTAGCAATTTTTACAATTGCATTCTCCGCGTCCGGAGTTACATGATTTAGGGTTACTTTCATATTTGTTGATATTCAATTTTTGGGATCTCTCTACAAAAATAGAGTAGACCGTCTTTACGGAAGGTATGTGTACAAGACCAGTACTGTTTAAGAATTTCAACATCCCATTGACGATCCTCTCTAAGTACTCTCTGAACTTCATACCAGTCATCATTTAATGTTATTATATCTTTCTTTCTCATTTCCAGAAGACCTGGATACATATTAATACTAGAGCTAGTAGTAAGCTGATAGCAGTCTTAGTAGATATCGGTTCTCCCATATAGTACCATACACAAAAGGCATAAACTATCATTCCTGTACCAAATCCTATAAACCGGGCAGGCCATAATAGATTACCAAATCCTTCTACTGAGGTTCTAGTAGCCCATATGAAAATAAATGAAATAGGTACACCAAATAAAGCTACAGCCCATTCATGCTTTCTAAACCAACTCCAGATAAACTGTCCGTTAAGTTGGTAGAAAGTTATCAGCTGACCTAATAAGAATAAGCTAGCTCCAATTAGTATACTTTTTACATTCATGCTCTTACTCCGTGCTTATATTCAAAACGTTCGGTAGCAGTAGTAGCTACAATACCTCCGTTGGTTAATGCACCTAACTCGTAACCGTGTACAGCAAGAGCTTTAATAACGTGAGATGGCTCAATAACCTTATCGGTCCACATCTGCCATAATGTGCTTAAATATGCGTTAGACATTTTTTCCAATTTTTTTAACTTCATAAATGTGACCGGAGTCTGTATTCATCTGAAAGAGGTCACACATCTCTTTAGCGTCTATTTCAGTTTCAAACTCCATAACCTCTGCTAGAGTATCTAGGAGTACTACCGGAAGGCGGGTACGCTCTCCGTAAATGTGTTTGATGATAATGTAACCCATTATACTTCTCTCTTAGTATCGAAAGCAATGATGTGCTCACGACCGGTAAAGTTATAATAGTTATCAGTACACCATTGAATTACCATCGGATATACTCTGATGAGCTCTTCTCTATTATCCCCTGGAGGCATGATCCAAATCTTATTCTTAGGTACTTCTAGGTCATCTAAGAAAGACTTAATCTCCGCCCATGTCTCAGGTTGCTCCACAGGGTTAACAACTACCTTCATATGGTAATCAGAATGGTATTCCATCGACTGCTTAATAGCTACTTTATTCAAGCGTAAGCTATTGTGCTTATCGATCATCTTCTGATCTACAATAGACCCAAGTGGCGTAGCTGTGCCAAGTACAGGAACAGAATTACTGAACTTAGGACTGAAGCTAATAAGACCCAGAGGGTAGTCTGTTTCGAGAAACGCAGAGCCTTCAGTCTCGATAGTAATAATAATCCCTCTTTCATTTGCAAAGTGAGTTAGTTCGTTTACTAAAGCTGGATGCATAGTAGGTGAACCACCCGTAAGCATCATTTCCGTAATCTCAGGATGCTTATCGTAGACATCTACAATATCCTGAAATGAGTACTTACCTTTTTCTGGATGGATAGAGGTATACCAGCTGTCACACCAGCCTCCTTCTCCAAAGTAACAACGGTGAGTACATCCTGTTGTACGTACAGCAACAGTGGGACGGCCGGCACGGCTACCCTCTGATTGTACGCATGTGTAAAGCTCTACAATAGGGAGCTTCTTGCTATAATCTTCAATTCTCTTAAGCGCCATAGATTGCTGAGTTTTTGTGGTTCTCCATAAATTTAACTTTAACAACCTTTACTCGGCCGTCTGTCTCTGTCTGTACGAAGTCATTTAGCTTGTGGTAAAGAAATTCAGCAAATTTCTCTGCACCTACTGCCTCTACTACTCGTAACTGAATAACGCCTCTATCGGCCATATCTCTGAAGTTGATTAGTTCAGGATCGTCTTCTGCTACAACTACAGTATGATCGAACATATGCTCCATCCATTCTTTAGGTTGCATACCATCGATCAGGTTCTTTGCTCGTTTCATACCTCCGAAGTCCCATACCCAATTGCGGTGATCGAGATCTCCTTCAAACGTTACTTCAAACTCTACATCATAGCCGTGTAGGTACTGACAGTGAGTAGTATTCGCTCTCCATTGACGGAAGCAAGTACTAAAGCCATCAAACTTCTTTCTTGACTTATACATTTGTAAAATTATTATATTGTTCAATATAGTGATTTAATGGCTTAGCTCCAACTGTACGAGCAAATTCTTTTCCGGAATCATCAATCAGTATTACAGTAGGTACACTGCGGACTGTGTATTCCATCGTTAGAATTTCTTCCGTATCGATGTTAATTTTTTCGACAACAATTCCTTCTGCTGCTACTTTTTCCATTGTTGGTCCTAGCATTCTACAAGGACCGCACCAAGGTGCTGAGAAATACAAATACTTCATACTAATTCTTCTATAATTCCGATTAATTCACTAAATACAAGTACAGTCGCAGCAACCACTAAATCAAAAGGAATGATTGCGTAGCCTACGATACGTACACCGGATTTAACAAATGAAATGATTTGATGCCATTTTTGATTAGGCATCTTGTCTAAGTGCTTGAACTTGGTATCAATTTTTTGATTACTTCCTTTTACTTTATGGTAAAGCTCAGGATTGATAATACTATCCTTAGGAAGGACTGGTTCAGTTAATAACTGCTTTTTACTCATTCTACTATAACTTTAATTGTGTCATTTACTACTACTTGCTTGCCGGTGTCGTAGTTATACCGTGTTCGGGTGAATACTGAGATTGTGTCTCCAACCATTTCTTCGAATACCAGTACCTCACACCGGGGCTGGTATGTATGCATAGCATTCACAAAGTTTGTACTTCCAAAAGAGTATCCTACCGCATTTATAATAAAGTTAGGATTTGTAATGTAAATAGTAGTATCTCCTACTGATAGCGGGTATGTAAAGTTGGGGGATGTGTACTGCGAGGTAAATGGAGAGTATAGAGGAATTTGCATAGCGATGGTATCAAATACGTACCAGGTATCGCTATCGTACACCACTTCTAATAGCGGTACTCCGTTTATAACATATCTAGGATGTAGAGAATCTAACTGACCGATAACCTGGAAGTAATTTAGACCTGAATATTGTAAGTGCCAGTATCCGTCTTGATAATAAGTTCCAGGATGTTGAACGGTATCTACTCTATGAATAGTAGTACATTCCTGACAAGGTTCAGGAGAATAGGGTTCTGCTTTTTCACAGGACCAGAGTAGGGGTAATAACAGTAGTAACTTTTTCATTCGGTGTTTTTATAGTGGTGCTCCGACACTCTTAATATAAGAATAAATAGGGAGGGAGACAAGCTCCCCCCTAATTAATTTGCGTGATCTGCTAAAACTTTTTCAACATGCTCACGTGCTACCTCCCAGCTAACCGGGCCGGTCTCATCAGCATACGCTACAGGGTCAGGACGTCCTAGCTTAATAAAAGCTTCGATACGCTCTACCGAAGAAGCTGATTTGTAATCTGAATACCAAGACCAAGCATTAGTCTCTGGACGATGATAGTACTTGATAGGCTTGTAAGAGGTATTGGTACGCTTATAAACTTCATCGAAGTCAAGTCCTAGCTCCTCACATAACTTCTCTCCATCCTCTAGAATAGTAAACTTATTACCTTCCAGGTAAGGAGTCCAGTAAGATACCCGATCGCTATCCCAGTTACCCATACGGAACGCGTGATCGTCGGCGTCACGGAACTCCTGTCGGCAGTCCGGATAGATGTCGTGGTCTCCGGCATGGATTCCGAGAGCGATTGAACATTCTTCTTCTTTTTCATTTGCGATAGATAGAGCAATTGCTTGAGTGATTGAACTAAAGATTTTGTTTCGGTTAGGTACTACGGTAGCTTTCATGTTCTCTTCTGCGTAGTGACCTTCCGGTACTTCAGCACCTCCAGTTACTAGAGCTGAGTTAAGTAGGTCAGCTAATCCGTCGAGTTTAATAACGCGATATGTTACCGGCTCATATTTTGTATGAGACATTAGATACTCAGTGTTGATATACTCAATCAACGATTGAGCACGTTCAAGCTCTACTCGGTGTTTCTGACCGTAGTCAAATGATACTGCAGTTACAGTATCGAATTCAGACAATGCTTTCAAAAGCAAAGTAGAGGAGTCCATCCCTCCCGAAAGACTTACGACAACGTGTTTTGCCATTTTTGATATAATTTAAAACTGCCAGGTATTTTAAGCGTATAGGCTTACGCTTTGTATAATATATGAAATAGTTTTAAAGTTCCAAACTTTCAAAAGCAGGTTCTACTTCATCGTCCCAAAACGTTTCATTATCCCAGTCTACCTCGACTGATGTTTCAGCATCGTACCACAAATCAGGACCGTTACATTGGAAGATACCGATTGGGTCGAAGTTTTCATCCCAGTAACGACCTTCAGCATAAGCACCTTCATAATGCTCTTGAAGTTGAGCAACCATATTTTTAATCATTGTATCAGGTGGGTAGTAAGCTGATTCAAATCCTAACATAAAGGCTTCATCATCTTCACGATACCAATCGTCTTTGATAATCCATTTTGAACCGATACGATCAATATTATGTTCTCCTTCAGATCCAAACTGACCAATAAAATCTTCGTTAGTAAAATCTTTGATCAATTTTTCAAACCAATCAATAGTAGACTGATCAGCACGAAATGTAATTCGGGTTGTACAAGTATTAGCCATTACTGTTCAATATAAAATTCAGTTCCACCATCTTTATCTTTAATGAATTCCATCTCTTCATAAACTTCATCCATTACTTCGTCTTGACCGTCTTCACCTGAGTTATAACGTTCAAGTTGTTCGTCTGTGAGCTCTACTGCATAGAAGCGGTAGTCTGTTTCTACTCTAATTAATTTAGCCATAACTTACTTCTCGGTACGGTACTTACCGCGGATTACATCCACAATAAACTGTAAGAATAGAAATCCCATAATTCCGATTGCGACCATAGGTATAATACTCATAAAACTGTCCATCACTTTGTTTTTTTTAATTTATACTTAATATATGAAAAAGCAGGCAGGATTCCAACTCCTGATGCTAGAATTGTAAAAATATTTGGATGCCAGTGCTCTCCACAAAATCCTAACGAGTGCTTAATAATCTCAATCATTTTCTGGAATATGTTTTTCGTATAGCGTAATTGAGTTTGCTACGTGTTGTACTAGCTTCTCTCCATGAAGCATAGTTAATCCTTTAGCTCTATTTAGTACGGCTCTAACAATCTCTACTTTTCTGTCTCTTGACATATGGTGGCCGTTCTTCATAATGTATTATTTCTTAAAATTCGAACTAAATCTTCTAAATCTCCTGCTCCTTTAATACTGAGAGTTCTAGAGTCGAAGATCATAGCTTCCCAGCCGTTCTTTGCCGCTTCATCATCTGAATTGGACATTATGCAGATATCACCGATATCGGCAGTGTAGTAGTAAAAGGTGTATTCGTAGCCTGACTCCCCCGGAGTGACTTCGTTACGCTGAAAGCCTAAATCGATAAATGTTTGTTCGGTCATATGCTTGTAGGTCTTCCGCAATGAATCATTGCATTGATACGCTCTTGCTCTAGCCAGGCTAGGTACTTAAAGAATTGTTTTACTCGTTTCATGATACATCATCTAAACTTACTCCATGCTCATTCATAAACTCAAATAACTTTTCTCTAGCTTGAACATAAGCATCGTACTTATCTTTGCTAAATCCTTCATCAGGCATATACTTGTACTGAGCTCTTAGCCATTGATCCATATCCCAACAGACATTCCACCAATCTTGAGCTTTAGTAGCGAGT